CGAGGCTCCACCCACCGGGGCGGGGCTCACGTAGAACGATCGTAGGAACTTGGAGTGCAGGTTATCGACCGACGACATGGAACCTCACGGCAACGATGAACCCTTCCAGGGTAGGTAGATGCCGTCGGAAACGTGGAGCCAGGAGTGCGTCTGGTCGTTCGTGATCTGGAAGTACCCGTAGTTCGCCCGCCCGAGGCGCACGAAGGGCGCGCGGCCCATCCGCCTGACCTCGGACACGAGGTACTCCGAACCGACGTTCGACGTCACGGCATGGTCGCGCATCTGGTCGTAGGTGCCCGCCACTAGGTCGACCGGGACCAGCTCGGTGGCGTTCAGGTAGGGGTTGTCGCCCGCGGTTTGATCGTTGCGTACCTTGGTGGTCGACGTCGTCCCAAAGATGAAACCGTACGTGCTGAAGAGGCAGCTGATGGGCTGGTTGCAGAGGCCGAACGCCACGCCCCCACGAGCGAAGTCCTGCTGCGGCCCTGATGCCCAGTACGTACCGTTCTGCGAGTTGTTCGCGACACCGTTCGCGCCCATCACGAACAACCGGTGGATCGAGCGGGGCGGTAGCGGTTGCTCCTCGTCGTCTGGGATGCCGAACATGCACCAGGAATTTCCAGACGACGTGTCGGGGAACGTGCAGCGGCTCACGGCCACGACGTTGCCCGTGACATCGCTGCCCCAGATGTAGATCCGACCCGCCGTAACGCCCTGCGGCAGCCCCCCCGTCCAGCCCACCGTCGTGCCGGCGAACTTGTCGCTGGCGCGGTTGAAGAACAGCCCCCCGTGGAGGTGGTCACCCCCGGGGCTGAAATCGCCGTTGGAGTCTCCGTTGAACCCTGGCGCGACCGTGTCGAGCACGGTGACCGGGCCCCCGTTCGTGAAGTAATCATCCACGTTCTCCACGGTCAACCTGACCTGCCATCCCACGGGGGATGGGCTGCGTAGGATGATACGTGTCTGTGGGGAGTTGATCGTCCAGCCAGTGTACCCGGTGCCCCCGCCGTTGTCGTTGCTGACGGTGTTGATGAACGTCAGCTCGTTGGCGTAGAGGCCCCACGACATTCCGACCTCGGCGGGTGGGACGTCGGTCGACCGGTAGTTGATGTTGAGCATGTTCCTGCCCACGTCGATTCCGATGACCCTGAAGAGGCCAGAGTTGACCATCCCGTTCGCGGGGCTACGTAGGACGAGGATCCTGCCGACGTCGTCCGCAGAGACAGCATGGCCATCGGGCTGGAACATTCGCTCATCGCCGGGCCCCATGTTCAGGGCGCCGCTGGTGCCGTGCGCGATCCGAAGATCGCTGCCGTCAATGTCGAAGCTGATCTGCCCGACCACGGTGTAACCCAAGCACACCCGAGTGAACATCGCAAGGTAGTAGAGGCAGAGATCGCCGAGGCCGCCGAGGAATGGCTGCGCCGCGAAATCACGGCAAACGTGGAGCGCCAATCAACTACCTCCCATGAACATGGGGTACGGTAGCGCGGCATTGTCCCAGGGCCACAGCACGCCGTTCCCAACGTGGATCCACTCGCCGGCCTGGCCCAGGCGCAGGTACTGCTGCAGGAAGGAAGCTGCAAAACGGGTCCGACGTAGCCTCACACGCGCCATCTGGAACTGCCCGACGGTTCCCGTGTGGGCCAGGACCGCATCGACGATGGTGTGCCGGCCCGTGTAGACGTTGAAGACCGCACCATTGGTTCTCCCGTTCTGCAGCGCCCCGATGGGGGGCGCTGAATCACCAAACAGCTGGCGCGCCGCTCCAAAGTACTGCATCGTCGACCCGTCGGGTGGGTTGTGCATGTAGAAGCCGCCGCCGTAGTGCGAACCGGAGTCGAGCTGGGTCGCTGAGTACGAACCGTAGTTCATCATGCAGATGGGGTTGGGATCCACGCTGGATGGGTACAGGCGCTGGGGCACCTCCACGTGGAAGCCGGACGCCTGGGGCTGCTGGGCCTTGCAGTGGACGATGATGAAGTCCTGCGCGGCGATGAGGGTGATGAACGCCGGGCTATCGGAGGCCGAACCGTACCAACCAGCGACCGCGGACGACGTCACGAGAAGCTCGGTGGACGCGTCCTGGAAGGACGAACCGTTCCATGAGCCCGACGGCGATAGGGTGATGCCCACGCTGTAGTTGGGCGTCGTCTGCTTCCTGAGCCGTGCTTGCGACAGCGACTGGCTTGGGTTGACGATGGGCGCACCGTTGAACTGAAGCACCATGCTGTCGTTGGTCGTGTACCCGGTCAACGCTGACACGGTGCGCAGGTCGACCACCCGGTAGTTGATGCGGTCGCGCGCCGTGAACGTCGGTCGCAGCGTGTCGGTCGAGGGCGTGCCTCCTTGCAGGACGTTGACCCTGACGCTGGATGAGTCGATCCAGCGCGTTATCTCGTAGACGCTGTCGTCGGTGCTCGTGGAGCCCGGCTTCCAGGCGACGAGGTGCTTCCCGATGCACGAAGGGGGGAACGCTGCGTGGAGCGCGCTGAACGTTGGCTGCCCACCGACCGTGTAGCCATCGCTGCCCGACGCGACGAGGCCTGATGAGCTCTGAAACCCCTGCGGGAACGACACGCCGTTGGTTGCGGCGAAGCCGCCCGGGACGGTGAGCGACTGCCCACCGTTGACGCAGAAGCCCCAGAACTCGTAGATGAGCTTGAACATCCATGCGAAGCCGAACGTGCTTCCGGGGACGGCATGCGCCCTGACGAACTTTGCGCTAAGCATGCAGCGGGCCCATCATCGCCTACAGACCGACTATCTCCGTTGTCAGGCGCTGATCGGGCTCGGCGATCCCGAATCGTTTGCCTTCTTCCTTGGCCCGCACCGCAACCTCCATCAGCGCGATCGCCTTGCGGAGCACGTCACTTTTGGAGCCATGCATTTTGCTGGCAAGCGCCTCAAGCACCTCATCAACCTGCGGAGACACCTCGAGGTTGAGCCGGACGAGCTTCACGCTACGCTCCTGGTCGATCGAACTGCTGCGGCACATGCCCTGAAAGTATCAAGGCTTGGCCGGATTGCTACCGCCCCTGGCAATCAACAGGTCGACGCTGGGCTGCCGCAGGTAGGAGTAGGTCTTACGAAGACGTGCCGCGTCGAGGTCCTTGATCAGCACCAGGTTGGTGGGCACGACAGGATCGCTGCCCACCAACGAATCACCGTACTGCACCAGGCCCTGCTGCAGTACCTGGCTGCTGGTGTTGAGGAGAAAGTTCGACCCACCCGTACCGTCCGTGGGGATGGGCCCACCCCACTCCAGGTACACGCCGTCCTCGGTGTGGTACCAGGACGACGAGACGTCGCTCGTCACCTTCCACGTGGGATGGTTGGCACGACCCTGGGCGAGCATGGGCAACCTTCCCAACCGTCTCGGCTGGATCCGGAACAACGTCGTCAACGTACCAGCCGACAACGTCTGGTCGACGGTGCCGAGCAGCACCTCCACGTCGAGCAGCTCGGTAGCGCTGGCCCACGGGGTATCAGCAGAGCCGGACGCGTAGCGAACATGCGTGTTGCCTGGGTTCGAGATGTCGCTGTACGAACTCAGGACGCCCGGGATCGGGTAACCGTAGCGGCTCCAGCCGACGACCTGGACGTTGTTGTCGACATGAAACTGGCTGTCCCACGTGATCCTGGACGCTCCCGTGCTCGACCCGGCCACGAAGAGCCGGGAAACGTTGATGGTCGGATCGCGCTCTGCATCGCCCACCGGGGTGCCCACCTCATCGTGGGTAAGTCCCACGGCGCACCATCCAGAGCCGCTCGTGTTGGTGACGGGTAGGTTGACGTTCCGGTTGACGATGCTGCAGCTACCGCTGACGTCGTCGACCATCATCGAGATCCGCCACTGGCCCGTGCACCACAGGGAACCGCTGGTGCCCAAGCACGGCGTCAACCCCACGGTCATCCCCCTGTACAACGACGAGGTGGTGTTGTTCCACAACGCGCCGTGCAGGAACAGCTGCTGATCATGGCCCGTGGACCCCGCCGGCAGGGCCCTGAAATCGCCGTCGCTTCCAGCGCCAAAGCCAGGCGCGATCGAAAACACCGACGGTACCGCGCCGCTGACGTCAGCAACCGACTCCAGGCACAACCGCGCCTGCCAGGCTGACCGGTGCGGGCTCTGGAGGGCGATCCTGCTGGCGGTCGCGGTCGCGGCGGGGGACGCGTTCCACGAACCGTAGCCCGTCGTCCCGTTCGAACCCGACCGCCACGCCAGACTGGCGGATCGCTCGTTCTCGAACAGGCGCCACGACATCGACAGCTCGGTGGGAGGGGCAGCGATCGATCGGTAGTCGATGGTGAACGAGTTGGAGGCCGTCGTGGCGGCGGTCACCCTGAAGAGGCCCGAGTTGGCCCGCGGTGCGATGGACGATCGCAGCGCGAGTATCCTGCCCACATCGTTCGCCGTCACGTGGTACGAAGCGCTCGGCACCGCGACGACGTAGGTTCCCAACCCTGCGTTGATGCTGGCACCCGTGGCGCCGGCGCCCACCGCCAGCATTGACCCGGTCGACGCTACGTCAAAGTTGGTCTGACCGATGACGCTGAACCCACCGCAGTGCACGAGAAAAATCGCAAGCACGTACATGTTGGTACCAGGGCAGCTGGATTGCGATAATGTCTGGAAGTCCCTGCACAGGTGTCGCATGCGTCAGCTCACGAGCGCCGGGGTCCACAGGCCGTTGATGGGCGCGTTGTCGACCTGCTGGAGGTGCGAGTACGTCAACGCCGTCCAGTGCGTGCCGTCGTAGCTCTTCGCCGGGTCGGTCATGTCGATGAATGAATCGAGCTCAACGTCGATGAGCGCGGTCCTCGTCACGCCCAACGACGCGGCAAACGATGCGTATTGGGCCCTGACAAGCGCGTTGTACGCCTGCAGGGTCGGGTTCGCAGCAGCGAAACCGGGCTGTCGAGCAGGATCCTCCATGGGCAGCGTCACGAAGATGAACGCGTTCCAGCCCGCAGCGGCTCGATCGCTATAGTAGCTCTGGATCTTGGCCCACTCCTGGGCCGCGGTGGTGCCGAGGATCAGGATGCCATTGACGGCCTCGAAGTAGAGGAGCGCGCGCAGGAACGCGTTGTGGTTGATGAGAGGATCGATCTCGCTCAGGGCGAACGTCTGCAGGTTCGTCCCAGCCGCACCTCCGGACGTAACAGCGTTCGAGTGACCAACGTTGATCATCGTCCAGTTGGACAGGTGCCCAGGAAGCTGCTGCTGGATCGTAGCGAACGTTTCGGGCTGCGCGGAGACGCGCGAGTTGCCGTGCACCGCCAGCTGGTTCCACTGCTCCTTGGCAGGAGCGAACGAGCCCAGGACGGTCGCCCCCAGCATCCAGGGCGGGATGTCAGATTGGGCGTAGACGTCGATCCGCTTGAGCCAGCAACCCAACACTCCCCCGTCATCGTTGGCCCTGCACAGCTTGGCGTTCGACGCTGCCACGTCCGGCAGCACCGCTCCGGAGCCAAGGTCGACCTTTGGGCCACCGATGACGTGGTAGCCAGCCCGCGTGGGACCGCCGGCGCCGAACCTGATCCAGAACTCGATGTCGTCGCGGTTGAAGTAGACCCCACGCGCGACGAACGTAACCGTCGACCCGCCGGACGACACCGTCAGCAGCTTGGTTACGTTGTCGAACACGACGTACGTCGTGGCGTCCCATGAGATGAGGTAGACGGGCCCCGATTGTTCGGTGGATCCGCCCTTCATCACCAGGCGAACGTTGATGTTCTGCGGGCCGGTGCGAAGGTTGGTCGCTCCTGTGGCGAGGGGCGTCGTCAGGAGACGTGAGGTCGTCAACGCAATCGTCGTCGCACCCGTCGGCTCGAGAGGGTACGACACCCCCTGGATGAGGTGACCCGACCATGCGTTCAGCAGCGGGGGCGGCGACACGCCTGTGTCGCCGCCGATTCCGTGCCCAGAGTTGCCGCCCACCGCGCTCGAAGTCATATCGAAGCGCGTCCAAACCTGGGGTGCAAGGTCCTGCACGGGAAGCGTGTTGACGTTGTACGGGTTGTACATGTTGATCTTCGTCGTGTTGAGGTGCTTGACGAAGAGCGAGATGTTTATCGATCCGGTTGCGGGGACGATTCCAGTGGTGAAGTCGGAGAGACCTGAGGTGTACGTCGGGGCCGGGACGCCCCAGTCCCACCGCACGGCGGTGGTGGTGCCGTCGGGGGCCACCTGGCCCGCCGACGAGGTGATGTGGGAACCGTTTGCGTCGAACCAGACCATGCCGGTCGCCGGGGTGATCGGCTTGAACGTCGCCGAGGGCTCGATGACGAGCCCGCGGCCCAGGCCCAGGCCGCCGTCGCCGATGAGGGGAACGTTGGGAGCGATCGCAGCAGCCGTGACGACCACGTTGCCGGAGACGTCGGTGCCGATGGTGCCACGTTGGGTGCCCGACAGGCAAGCGTACGTCGAACCGCCTGGGAGCGACCCGGTGAAGGCGCCCATGGGCAGGGCGCTGAAGTCGAGCGAGGCGATCGGGACGGCTGGCAGCGCCGAACTGCTCAGGGCGCCCGCTGACAGCGCCTGCCATGCACCGAACGGCAGGATCGAGTTGTCCCATGGCCACAGCACACCGTTCGACACCACCGACCATGAGTTGGTGTCGTTCAGCGGGTCGCCCAAGCGTGACCCGCGCACCAGGTCGTTGGTGGTGAAACGTGCTCGGCGTAGGCGCGCTCGTGCTAGGCTGAACTGCCCACCCAACGCCAGGCTGAGCAGGCCGTCCGACGTGACCCTCGCGTCATCGTAATCGTTGTAGCCCATGAACGCGAACCGGAACGACGGGACGCCGAACTGTTGCCATTGGCCGGTACCGTAGGCTGCGCCCGTGTAATCACTGCGTACCTGCGTACCCATCGGGGAGCGAACGAGGGTCGTCCACTGCCTCACGGCACCGTCGAACCCCACCATGTTGAAGCCGTTGTAGTACGTCGAAGCGACCTGGCTGGGCAACGACGCCGACCACGCCATCCAAGCGACAGGGTTCGGATCTGTTGCGGCTGGGTACAGCCTCTGCGGCACCTCAACGTGGAGGCCTGCGCCCAGGGTAGACGCGCCTTGAGTCGACCCCGAGATGCCCAACCTGCTCTCGGCCTCGACGATGATGAAATCCTTCGCGCCGATGAAGGTGTACGCGGAGAGCCCGTTGCTCAATCCGGTGACGGGAGCGTTGAACCAGGTCCCCATCTGCTCAGCAGTAGCATCGCTGAACACGGATCCGTTCCACGATCCAGAGGGCGAAACGATGACCCCGAAGTCGCCTTCCTGCCCCGTGTTGGGGCCGGACGATTGGGTGTGGTGCACGAACCGCACCTGAGGTGCCAGCTGCCCGGGGTTGACGAGCGGCGCGCCGGCGAACTGCATAATCAGGTGATGGCCATCCTGCCAACCTGCGAGGCGTGCGGCCTGCAGGATGTCCACGATCCTGAACATGATGCTCGAACGATCCGTGAAGTACGCATGGTTCCCGCGGCGCCGGGTGCCACCGGAGTTGACGTCGACGCGGATGTGCGACCGGTCCTCGACCGACTTGATGAGGTAGACGCTGTCGTCGGTCGACGAGCCACCGGGGGTCCAGGTGACGAGGTACTTCCCGATCAAGGATCCGCTGAAGCCGTTCACGAAGTCGACGGTCGTGGACCTGAAGACGTCGGTGCCAAACGTGGTGCTGCCGTCCGAGCCCGTCGCAAGCAGCGTCGAGCTGCCCGACTGGAAGCCGGACGGGAACGACACGCCGTTGGTTGCGGCGAAGCCGCCCGGGACGGTGAGCGACTGCCCACCGTTGACGCAGAAGCCCCAGAACTCGTAGAGGGCCTTGTCCATGAACCGTGCCGCCTGCGCCGGCGTGGTCGTGGAGCTCGATGCCGGCAGCGCCTTGCAGTACTTGATCGGGAGCTGTGTCGGCGTCGGCATGCAAGCCTTACATAGCCCGAGCGGATGGATCGTGGCCCACGTTCGCCGTTGAGCGTGGGATCGTCACAGGATCCTGGACGCTAGGGTGGCAAGCTCGCTGCGCTCGCCCTTGATGAGGGTGACGTGCCCAGCGATCTGCTGGTCCTTGAACCGCTCCACCGCGAACGACAGCCCGTTCGTGTACACGTCGACGTGCACGTTGTCGATCTGCTCCACGTCGCCGGTCAGCACGATCTTCGTGCCTTCGCCCGCACGGGTGACGATCGTCTTCAGCTCGTGCATCGAGAGGTTCTGCGCTTCGTCGATGATGATGAAGGCGTTCGGGATGGAGCGCCCCCGGATGAAGGTGATGGCCTCGATCTCGATGAGGCCCCGCTCCTGCATCAGCTGGAGGTACGAATCATCGCTGGGACCTGCGGTTTGACCTCGGCGGCGCTGCTCGCGCGTCCGCCTGCCGTCGGCACGACGTTGTCTCGACTCCACCAGGAAGTTCAAGTTGTCGCGCACGGGCACCACCCACGGTTCCATCTTCTCCTCAAGGCTGCCTGGGAGGAAACCGATGTCCTTGCCGACGGGCTGGACGGGGCGCGTGACGATGAGCTTGTCGTAGCGAGCGCGCTGCGGATCGCCCAACCCACGCAGCTGCTCAAGGGCAGCGGCCAGCGCCAGCAGGGTCTTGCCGGTGCCGCTCGGACCCACGAGCGTGAGCAGCTTGATCTGTTCGTCGAACAGCAGGTCGAGGGAGAACCGCTGCTCCTTGTTGCGCGGCTCGAGCCCGAAGACGTGGTCGATGCGGGTGATAGGGACCAGCGGCGCTCCGGGCTTGATGCACTTGGTCAGCGCCGACGACGTGCCCGAGGCTACAGGAGCGTGCTTGAGGACGACGATCTGGTTCGGGTGTAGCTCGTGCTCGAGCAGCGCGGCATCGGGCAGGCAGACGCTGCCCGAGCGGTAGAACTCGTCGACCAACGCCTCGTCAACGTCGATGACCGCGACGCCGCGGTAGGAGCTGCGCGCGTCCGGTGCCGCGCGCATCCTGAGGTAGTCCTCGCACGCGATGCCCAGGCTATCGCACTTGATGCGCACGTTGATGTCCTTCGACACCAGCACGGGGTTGCTGATGCACCCCTCCTGGGAGGTTGCCCACAGCATGAAGGCGATGATCAGGTTGTCGACCTTGCTGGTCTGCAGCTCGCTCGGCAGCATCGCCAGAGCGTCAGAACCGATGGAGACGATCCGAAGGCTTGCGCCTCCCGGCAGGTCAACGCCATCGCTGAGCCTCCCTGAACCCCGCATGCCGTCCAGCGCACGGCTCACCTGCCTGGCGTTCTGCCCCACCTCGTCGAGGCGCCCCTTGTGCCTGTCGAGCTCCTCCAGGACCACCATCGGAACGATGACGTCGTGCTCATGGAACGCGTTGATCGAGCTCGGATCGCTGAGCAGAACGTTCGTGTCGAGCACGTATGTCTTCTTGTTCATCAGCACTCCCTCGACCCGCGCAACGTGACGGTCGTGAACACGTGCATCTTGTACACGATGAACAGATCGTGGTAGGAGTATACTCAACTGGTGGACGCTAGATGCACGATCTAAGGAAGAAGCTGCCCGTCGTCGACGCCAACGCGATGGACGATCAACGTGTCGTGCCCGGCACGACGTGCTTCACAGTCCACGCGGAAGCCGGCGTCGCGTGCATGCGTGAGCGTTGCCCGCACTGGATCCCGTACGAAGCGGGCATGAACTGCGTGCACGTCGCGGCGGCGGAACGGACGCACACGTTGCAGGAGATTGGGCAGATCTATGGGCTGACTCGCATGCGGATCTGCCAGATCGAAAAGGGGATCTTCGAGAAGATCCGCGCTGCTGGCTAGCCAGCAGCGGGCGGCGCTCGACGCGAGCGTGCCTGCTTCTTCACGTCACCGGGCACGCTCTGCTCGTCCTGATCGGTCGGGGCAGGGACGTCAGCCTCTACGCTGGGCTGCTCTTCCACCGCAGTGACCGCCACCTCGGCGACGTCAACCGATGGTGTCTCAGCCGGCTCGACGAGCGACTCGTCGATCGCTGGCACAACATGCTGCAGGCCTCGACGCGCCAACCTTCCGTCGAGCGCTACGCGCGCATGGGGCACGCTTGGGTCGAGGCCGTGCTCGGCGATGTCACGGAGGATTGCTTTGGACGATGGCATCAGCTCTCTCCTGCATGGTAGGTAGGCTCTTGAAACGAACGTGCCCCGGCGTTTTCGCACCGGGGCACCATGCCCTACCGAACCCGGTATTGTTGCTCAGGGCTTCGACGCTGCTGGTGCCGCCTTCGCAGCCTTGGCCGCGGCCTTCGCAGCGGTTCGCTTGGCACGCAGGTCCTTGTCGAGATCGACGGTGACCTTGACCAGCTCGCTCGCCTTCTGCTTCAGCGCCCTGAGCCCCGCGCGGGCCCTGACACCTGCAGCCGCGACGCCCTTCGCGTTCTTGACGATGTCGAGCTCGTACGCATCGACGATCGCCTTCAGCTCTGTCCACTTGGTGATGACGACGTTGTCTTCCATGTTCTCTGACCTCGTGGAAAGAGGTACCCCATCCACGACCATCGTAAAAAGGTTTGCGCTACCTGTGAGCGCTGTCTACTGCTGCAACGCTGCCTTGAATTCGGGCGGGAACATGGTCGAGTTCATCCTGTAGAAGCGCTCCCAGTCGGAGTCGAGTATGTACGACGTCGCGTAATCGTCAGCGTTCCTGATGGAGCGACCCAGCGCCTGGATGACGGAGCGGGCCGTCTGGCACGCGTACCATCCCCCGTTGCGCTCCTTTCGAAGTTGGATTACGCGGTCGCCCAGGTACGGGAACGGAACCTTGCACAGGACCTGGAACCTGCTGGCGGTGTCGGCTAGGTCAACGCCCTCGGTCATCGAGGGGCTCAGGAGGACGGTGGGTCGTTGGGCCGCCAGGTGCTCCTTGATCGTGTCCTCCCGGTTGCCGCTACCGTGCAGCAGCAGCCGATCGTTCCTCAGCGCGTCGAACAGGTGCTGGGCGATCCTGTAGTTCACGCAGTGGACGATCCCCTTGTCGTTTGCGTGGAGCTCGAGCAGCTGCTTGACGATAGCGACGACGTGGGGCAACGTTGAGTCGATGCTGTTCCTGGCCATGCTGCCAGCGCCGAGGTAGTGGATGGGCCTGTTGCTGACGGGGAAGGGCGTTGCGATGTGAATGAAGGCCGTCGCGTCCGGGTCGATGCCGACGGAGCGGCAGTACGTGTCCTTGTCGATGACGGTCGCGGACATGAGCAGCACTCGCTCACCGAAGTCGTAGAGGCTGCCGTGCGCATGGGGGGCGACGTCGACGGGCTTGAACTCGTACTTTCGGCCTACCTTCCCACCGGGCGGTGGTTCGATGGTGTTCATCACCCAGTTGGTCGGCGACGAATCGTAGTCACCGATGAAGCGATCGACCTTGCACAGGTGCTTGTCGAGCATCTCGTACTGCTTGCTGAGCTGCTGCAGCTCAGCGTTCGCCTCACGATCCACGTTGGCGCTGCCCAAACGCTTACCCAGGCGAACCTTCTGCTTCTCGACGGCCGCGCGGTAGGGCCCGCGGATCCATCCGACGATCGTTGCGTCGGTTCGGGTGCGCGGCGCTTTGATGCTCAGGGCCGTCTCGGCGAAGCGCTCTGAGAACGTCACCTCGACGAACTTGCTCAGCTCTGCCTCGACGTTGTGGCACTCGTCGATCACCAGCAACGACCGCGGCTGCAGCTGCTTCGCGTACATGGTCTCGGCCAGGAAGTACGAGAAGTTGGTGATGCCAACGGGGAAGTCCATGAACTCCTGCTTGTCGAGGACGTACGGGCAAGCGGAGCGACAGCAACTGTGGAACTCGGAGTCGACCAAGCGCTTGCCGAGCTGCTGGAGCAGGCGCCGTGACTCAGCGCACGTCTGGTCGGCGTAGTACCGGCAGCTGTAGTTCGACGACGACCGTAGGGAGCGCATCGCGTTGAGCCCAGACGATGGACCGAAGTCGTCCATGTACTGCTCCTGCAGGATCTTCTGGGTCGTCAACACGTAGGCGTCGCCTCCGGGGGCCTGGGTGGCCAGGTAGCGGGCCACGGTCACCGCGATCGCTGACTTCCCGACGCCGGTGCCAAGCTCGGCGATGACGAAACGTTTCCCACCGCTCAGGAACGACTCGAGCGCGAAGTTGATGGCCTGTTCCTGCTCCGGACGAAGCGTCGGGAACGGAAAGCAGTGCCTCCAATCGTCCACCGTGACCATACGTACCCCTTCAGGTGTGCCGCGTAAACGCGGCACACCGTGGATGGTACGTCACCGCCGCTTGAAGTTCAACGAGGTGGCGTGAGCTCGCCGTCGTCCTCTGGAGCGATGATGAACGCGCTTCCCCGGCCGAGTTCCCGGACGAGGCCCGTGATCGACTGCATGTGCTCCACGTTCTCGAGCTCCATCGCCAGCAGGTAGATCAGCATCAACCGCTGCCGCTCGTTGATGCCGAAGTTGCTGATCTCGTACGCAATCTGCCGGCAGACGGTGTTCTCGCTGGCCACCTTCTCGGCAGGCAGCTGCCCGTACATGTTCATCGTCCGACAACCTCCTCACGAGCAAACGTCTCAACCTTGTACATGCCCTCTCCCAGGATGTGAAGGTACTTACCCTGCCTCAGGCCGCCGACCTCCTCGGTCGAGAGCACGACGAACGTGCCCCACTGGCGTTGCTCGAGCACGAACCTGACCATCTCCCACGTCGAGAGGTCCACGTCGTTCGACTCCAGCAGCGCGACGAGCGGCGGCGGCATGCCCAGCTTCACCTCATCGATCGAGGTGCTCGATGCCATCGCGTCGCGACCGTTGACGATCTCGGAGCGGCAGACGTCGACGACCTTGTGGACCACGCCGCAGTTGTTGCACTGCACGATGCGCGGGCGGGTGGTGCCGTCGTCATCGACGATGGAGAACACGACAAACTGATGCGCAGGGGGATCGGGAGCGCGCCGATACTGCGGCATAACGCAGCGGCACGTGATCAGGTGCTTGATGCCGGTCGGCAACCTACCCTCGCGTCAAAGCGCCCGCTACGTTCGCCGGTGGAGGTCGATGGGGACCGCCGCATGCTCCTCGACGTCCTGCAGCGTGCTCTCAACGACCTTCGAGAAGGTGCGGTGCCCGCGATGGTAGCCCTCGTCGACGGAGGCGCTCACGATGCTGATGAGCCGCTGCCGATCCTCGGCGCTGATCTTGAGGTCCGCCGCCGTGACGTTCATGACCGCGGCATCCTTGATCCCCTCCATCAGGGTCCACGACGCCTTGTCGATCCTATCGCTGGGATTCATCCTGCTCATGGGCACCTAAGCTGACTGTACCAGCATAGTTAGCCGCTGTAAACAACAGGAGTGAAAGAGGGCATGCCGCAGACGCTCAAGGAGAGGTACAAGGCGGGCAGGATCGCGAAGGTGGGCTCTCGCATGAAGCTCATCGACATCGAGCTGCTCAACGAGGCTCGAACGGTGACGCGCCTGTGCGAGGCCATGGACGAGGGCGACCTCACCAAGGTCGCCGCGATCGTTCAGAAGCTAGACGCCGTCAAGACGCCGCAGCTACCCAAGCTCAAGGCAGCGATCGAGCAGGCTCAAGCTGAGCTCAACAAGTACACGGCCGGAGGTCCCATCGCCGCGGCCTGGTCGAAGATGAAGCAGCTTGCTGGGATCGACAACCCCGTCGTCAAGGTGACGACGTTCGCGAACGCGCTCGAGCGAGGTTTTTCGCAGATCCCGTTAATCCTGAAGAACAACGGGATCGACCTGAAGAACGTCGACCTGAACAAAAGCCTGGCCGGCGTGCTGGGCCAGGCAGGTGCTGGGGACAACAGCTACAGCGTCAGCAAGCACGCGCCCGACAAGGAGATCAACGGCACGGATGCGCTGGACATCCCCGGTCCCGCGGAGGGCGACGGCATCGAAAGCCCACGCCTGGACGAGGCCGACGGCCGGCTATCGTCGATCGTGTCGCAGCTGCAGAAGGCGCTCTCCCCCGGCGGGATCTTCAGCGGGTTCAAGAAGGTCCCGTACATCAGCAGCGCGGACCTCGCCGACGAGCTCGTTCGGGCACCCATCAAGGTCTTCGCTAGCGTTGCTCGTAAGATCCAGCAGGGGGCGAAGACCTCGGACATCGCAGACGACATGAAGGATCAGCTGCGATCGCACGGCGACGTGGAAACAAGGGGGACGAGCTCGGAAGAGCCCGCGCAGCCGAGCCGTAGCTCGCAGCCGTCAGCGCCGGCGAAGGGCACGACGGCTGCGAGCGCGTCGACTCCCGCCGGCCAACGACCCCCTTCGCCCAGGGGCGGGGGAGCGAACGTTCACTACGAGAAGGCGAAGGCCCGCCTCGGGCCGTTGATCAGGTCGTTGGGCTCGAGCCCCGCGGGCATCGATTCGCTCGTGAAGCAGCTCGTGGACGCGGGGCTCGACGTCGACAAGCTCAGCGGGTGATGACCGCCCCCAGGTCGCTCAACGTGCGATGACAGCGCGCGACGTGCAACCGCGCGGCCGCCTCGACGGCAGCAAGCCGGCCGTCCTGGGTGATGCCATGGTCGACGGCGCACCTGACCGCTCGAAGCGCTGAGTCGACGCCCTGCATGACCCTTGAGCGATCATGGCCCGTGGGAATGCGCACCACGACGTGGTTGGACGCCAACGAACGGAGCCTCGCGTCCAGCATCTTGGCCACCTCTTCCTGCTCTTCGAGCTCACGCTTGGCGCGAAGCTGCTGCTCGTGCAGCCTGACCCGAGCGTACGTTGCACCGTTCCTCAGGACGACGGTGTTGCGCAGGATCGCAGCATGCTGCACCCGAGGCAAGCGCTCCAGGCTGACGGAGCTGATGAGATCGCCCTTCAGGCTGGAAACGACGTCGCCGCCAGCGACGGTAGCGACGTCGACGAGCGTGTTCATGTCGGCCAGGTCGTACGGGACCACGACCGGCACCACGACCAACGTACCGCGGTCGTAATTGACGCGTAGCGTTTGCAGGACATCGTCGGCAAAGCCACGAGCGAAGATGATGCACGGTTCACGCGAGGCGCTAGCCTCCTCGAGCAGGTGGTGAACTTCCCCGACGGTCTCCACGTAGCCGTCGATGCACACGATCCTGGGACAGCTCATCTCGACATCCCGTCCCATGGGGCTGGCGAGCTGGAAGCTGTAGCCTCGCGTCATCTCGACTGAGGCCTGACGCGACGTTGTCCTCTCCACGACGACCTTCCCGGCGCGGCCGGCCATCTCCACGGCGGTCGTTACCAAGGCCACGGCGAGCTCGCCACCGGGGGCAGCATGCTCCAGGAGCAGCCGGTTCACCGCCGCTAGGTCGGCATGGCGTCCCTCGACGAAGATCCGTTCGCCAGCTTCTGGCGCCTCCTCGAGGAACAGCTGGACGAACCGAACGAATCCCCCGGGGGCTAATCGTTCCGCGGCACCGCCGTGGTGAAGCACGATCTCGTAGCACTGCGAGTCAATGGGGTGAGAGAAGCGCAGCTCGAACAAGGCCTGCGTGCAGGACCGCCGGGCCGGCGGCCGACCGCTCAGGGCCACCTTGACGTGGGTCGCCACGACGCTGTTCAACCGACGTCGGATGCGAGCCAGCGATTCCTCAACGTCCGACGCTGCATGGATCTGCTTCATCCATGCAGGATGGTACTCACGGATGGTAGAGAATGTGCCCCGTGATGAAGTCGTACAGCAACTTTCCGATCCCGGTCAACGTCCCGGCGATGGCCAGGCCCGCGAACCACCTGAGGCCCTGGTTCGTGGAGTTGATCCACGAACCGTGCGACTTCACCTTCGTGTACAGGCCCGTCTCCGGATCGTAGATCGCGGTGTGAATGGCGTCGATCTTCTTGCTGTAGGCGGCTTGCGTCTCCTTGAGCTGGTCCGTCGTGTTCTCGATGCGGTCGACCTTCTTCGCAAGGTCGTCGAACCCACCGTTCAACGCAGGCGATTCCAGCTTTTGGTTCAGCCGCAGAAGGAGCTGCTCCTGCAACTCGAGAGCTTGTGACTGTGCGTCAACCGAGCCCTGCTGCGTTCGACCGACCCGGGATTGTTTCTGTCGCATTCCTCGCCCGCGCCCCGTCCGCGTGCTCTCTGATCCTTGAGCACCGTTCAAGAGACAGATCTAGCTGATCTAGATCTCAGATCCCAGTCAAAATGTACAACGCGGTCGGGCATGGCGTCCCGCCGCAGCTCTGCTAAGTAGCATCGTTGCTGAAAAATGATGTTCTCATGGCATGAACAGCACTGCAACTACGAGCGTACCATGCCACCATGGTGGTCGATTTTTCGTCAAGCGTGTTCTCCAGCGGCCCACGCATCCCAAGCGGCGCTCGGATCGTGTTCGTCTCTGACATGTTCGTCGATGAGTACGTGGGGGGAGCGGAGCTGACAACCCAGGCGCTCATCGACTCGAGCCCGTTCGAGGTGCACCGCGTCAGGTCCAGCGACGTTTCCATGGACCTCCTCAGGGAGGGGGTCGACAGGTTCTGGATCTTCGGCAACTTCAGCAGGTTGAACCCCGATCTGATCCCCAGCATCGTCGCCAACATGCGCTACTCGATCGTGGAGTACGACTACAAGTACTGCCAGGCACGGTCGCCCGAGAAGCACATGCACGCAGCTGGAACACCGTGCGACTGCGCCCAGAGGCCCCATGGGAACCTCGTGAGCGCCTTCTACTACGGCTCGATGGGCCTGTGGTGGATGAGCGAAGCGCAGAAGGAAAGGTACCTGACGATGTTTCCCTTCCTCGCCGAGAAGGACAACGTCGTCCTGTCCAGCGTCTTCGACGATCGGACATTGGGCCTCATAAAGCTGCTACGCAGCAAGCAATCCGCCGAACCGCGGAACGGTTGGATCGTCCTGGGATCCTCCTCCTGGATCAAGGGAACGGAAGATGCCCAACGATGGTGCACGGAGACGGGCAGGGACCACGAGGTCGTGCACGACCTCCCCTACGACCAGCTGCTCGACCGCCTATCACGCGCTGAGGGGTTCGTGTACCTACCGCGGGGAGGAGACACCTGCCCCCGCATGGTCATCGAAGCGAAGCTGCTGGGCTGTGCGCTGCACCTCAACGACCACGTCCAGCACCGCCGTGAGCTGTGGTTCGACACCGATGACGTCGACTCGATCCATGAGTACCTCTACGCAGCCCGTAGCTTGTTCTGGAACGGCATCAAGCGGATGATGGACTACCGTCCCACCATCTCCGGCTACACGACCGCCTTGAATTGCATGAGGGGTGGCTACCCGCTGCGCCAGTGCCTGACATCGATGCTGAGTTTCTGCGATGAGGTTTGCGTGGTCGACGGGGGTTCGACGGACGCAACTCTCGACGTCCTGATCGACCTTGCCTACCCGCATGCAACCCTCCAGCTCATCGAGGACCTGAAGACGTGGGTGCACCTGTCGATCGCAGCGGGAGAGCGCTACTGTGAGCTGCCCGACGCATGGCACGGCGCCCATCGCGACAAGCGGTTGCGCATCAGGATCGTGCCGCGCAACTGGTCTGCCAAGTGCCACCCTGTCTTCGACGGCATGCAGAAGGCTGAGGCACGGGCCATGTGCACCAGCGAGTTCTGCTGGCAGATGGACGCCGATGAGGTCGTTCACGAGGACGATGCACCGAGGATCGCCGAGCTGTGCCGCGCGATCCCACGCGAGGTGAACATCATGGCGCTCCCCGTCATCGAGTACTGGGGCGGGCCCCACAAGGTTCGCCTCGACGTCCAGCCGTGGAAGTGGCGCCTGAGCCGTAACCTGCCCAGCATCACGCACGGGATCCCCAAGCAGCTGCGACGAACGGCCGCCGACGGCACCCCGTTCGCCGCGGAGGGGACGGACGGTTGCGACATGATCGACGCTTCAACGGGCGACGTGCTGCCCCACGTCACCTTCTACACGGCCCAGGTCGAAGCGGCGCGCCGAGCAGCGATGGGAGGCGACGCCGCCGCGCTGCAGCAGTACCAGGCGTGGTTCGACCAGGTGACGCGGGGCCTTCCCTGCACGTTCCACTACAGCTGGTACGACATCCCGCGCAAGGTACGGCTCTACCGCGACTACTGGCAGAACCACTGGAACGCCCTGTGGGGGAAGGACGCCTCCGACACGGCTGAGAACAACATGATGTTCGGCGTTCCATGGTCTCAGGTGACCGACGAGATGCTCGAGGCTCGTGCACGTTCCATGGAAAGCATCCTCGGGGGTTGGGTGTGGCATCGCCCCTGGGACGGCATCACGCCGACGCCGTCGCTCAAGCCGGGCCGAGAGCAGCCGGGCTGCATGAAGGAGATCGTGGCATGCTGAGGACGATCGTCGAGTCACCGTATGCCGGCAACGTGGAGGTGAACCTACGCTACCTGAGGGCATGCATGAGGGACTGCCTGCTGCGGGGCGAAGCGCCCTTCGCAAGCCACGGCCTCTACACCCAGGAGGGCGTGCTGGACGACGGCGTTCTCAACGAGCGCACCTTGGGCATCGACGCGGGATTCGCCTGGCGACGAGGGGCGGACAAGACGGCGGTCTACACCGACCTGGGGATCAGCAACGGGATGAGGCTCGGCATCGCGGACGCGATCCGGCTGGAACACACCATCGAACATCGCTCCCTGGGAGCGGCATGGCGGGGACCCAAGGTCAAGCCTCGCACGATCGGTAGTAGGACGATCGACGTCCTCACGTGGTCAGGGACCATGCTAAGCGCATCTGAGATCAAACGTTGGCTCGACATCGAGGACGATGGTCCGGTGAAGCTGTCCTCGTTGTCGAGCATCCTCAGGAAGCTGTACGATCGCGGCATGCTACGGCGTCATGATCACCTTGGTCCACGAAACGGGTACGTCTACGGGTTGAAGACGAGGGTGAAGGCACGATGAGGACCGTGGGCATCAAGCGGAAGCTCGAGGAGATGGGCGTCACCCTCGACGCGGTCGTCATGGGCGACTTTGACTACGTGGGGGAGTTCACAGCAAAGCGCACGCGCCAACCCAACGACCCGAACTACCGGCGTCACGGTGCCTTCTACCGCTCCAACTACGAACGCGGGATCCTGATCTACCACCTCATCAGGCAGCACAACCTGTCGTCGATGCTTGAGATCGGCTTCGGCCGCGGCTACGCTACGTTCTGCGCTGCTCGGGCGTTCCACGACGCCGGCACCGTGGGCAGCATCATCACCGTCGATCCCACCTTCGACGAGCAGTACCTACAGGCGCTCCGCGGCGTCTTCCCGAAGGAATGGTTCGACATGGTGCAGTTCACCCGCGGCACGTCGCAGGCCGTCCTGCCAGGCCTAGCCGGTTCGTTCGACCTCGTGTACATCGACGGCGACCACTCGTACGAGGGGACGAAGTTCGACTGGCTCAACACGAAGGACAGGTGGAACCGCTTCCTGCTGTTCGACGACTACCACCTACCCACGAAGGGTGATCCCGGCATCCAGTGCAGCCGGTTAATCGATGAGATCGACGACGCCAGCAAGGAGCTCATCGTGATGGATCGCCGCATGTTCCTCGACGACCGCGGCCTGTCGGACGACCAGGTCGACTACGGCCAGGTGCTGCTGTCGAAGCCCGGAGCTGCCCGTGACGACTGGTGATAACCGCTTCGTCTTCGTTGCGTGCAGCTACAACATGAGCCGCACGCTGCCGCAGATGCTAGCCTCCATCGTTGCGCAGTCGTACTCCAACTGGAAGGTCGTCATCACCGACGACGTGTCGGATCCCGATCAGCTCGAGCAATCGCTTGGGTGCATCGAGCGCTTTCGTACCTTCCTGGGCCCGGAGGGCCCATGCAAGCTGGTCTTCCACGCTAACGAGCGGAAGAAGTGGGAGGTGGAGAACGTCATCACCATGATCAAGGGTGACTGCGCTCCGGACGACATCGTGTGCCGCATCGACGCCGACGATTGGCTGACCGACGTCGACGCCCTAGCGATGCTCGACTCGGCCTACCGTCGAACATCCTGCGATGCGCTCTGGACGGCCCACCGGTGGGGTTACAGCGACAAGAACATCAGCGGTCCCATGCCCGACGGTGCTGATCCGTACGCCCACCCGTGGGTGTCAAGCCATCTCAAGACGTTCAGGAGGTGGCTCATCGACGACGTCACCGACGAGAACTTCCGGGGTTCGGACGGCGGGTACGTGCGACGAGCCGGCGACCAGGCGGTGTACCTGCCCGTCCTGGTGAACGCTCGTCGCAGGGCGTTCCTACCGCGGTGCACGTACCACTACACGATCGACGACGTCCCCGAGACGTACGCGACGGAAGACGCCCGCTTCCAGCGTGACGAAGCGCTGTTCCTCCGTGCGAGAGGGTACGTGCGCTGATGCTGGTCCACGTCAACCGTTCGCCGATCAGCGGTCCCTGGGGCGGCGGAGCGCGCCTGATCAACGCCCTCCACGAGCTAGCGCCGTCGATGGGAGTGACGCTCGTCTCCACCGAGGAGATGCAGCGCATCATCCCCGACGTCATCCTCATCGTTGGGTTCGACGGCGACAGTTCGCACCTATCAGCGCAGCAGCTCGTGGCCTACCGCCATTCGGTAGCGCACCTGAAGGACGTTCGGTTGGTCGTGCGGGTCAACGAGAACGATGCACGCAAGGGAACGTGGTGCGTCGATCGCTCGTTGATCGAGCTCTCCTCGCACGTGACTGGGACGATATTCGTGTCGAACTGGTTGCAGGGCTACTTCAACGATAAGGGCTGGCGCTGCCGCGAGCAGGCCGTCGTTGTCAACGGCGTCGATCCGAACGTCTTCGCACCCGCGCCGAAACTCGGCAACGGACGAGTGAACGTCGTCACTCACCACTGGAGCGACAATTACCTCAAGGGTTTCGACGTCTACGACGAGCTGGACGCCCTCGCGGGGCGGGAACCAGAGAAGTTCACCTTCACGTACGTGGGCCGCGATAGAGGCAGTTTCAAGCACTCGAGAACCGTGCCGCCCCTGCAGGGCCGTGCGCTGGGAGCCGAGCTCGGGCGCTACGACGTGTACGTGTCAGCGTCACGCTTCGACCCGGGTCCCAACCACGTCCTCGAAGCGCTGGCGTGCGGGCTGCCGACGTACGTGCACGTCGATGGGGGAGGCGCTGTGGAGTTTGCCGGTGCGGCGGCCGCGTACGCAAGCTGGGATGAGCTGCTTACCCGGTTGCTCGCCTGCGAACGTCCCGTGAACAGCTACCAGCTACAGAGCTGGCACTCATGCATCCAGAGGTGTATAACCTTCCTGAGTGAGCATGCAGGCACAACGACCAACGCAGCGATTCGCTGAACTCCTGACCCAGCGACTCAACGAGAGGGTGAGCAGGTTCAACGACAGGATGTTGGATCCTACCCTGCTGCGCGAGGTGCGCAACTCGATCCACGAGCTGATCGACGGCACGTTCAAGCGTAGCAGCCGTCCGTTGTCTCGGGAGGCCATCTGGTGGTTGACGGACCAGTACTTCAAGAACGCTACGGTGGGCACCACGGCGCCTGTCCCGGTGGGGACGATGGTCGTCATCAACGAGTACCGCCTGGACCAGCTGCCCCTGGCCGACGTCATCCTGCTGCGCGACCTGTTCAACGAGACCAGCCTACGTGCTTCCCTGAGCGCAGAGATCGATGCGAGGAAAAACGATGGACGATGAGAAAAGCTTCCACGCGATCATCAGCAAGCTGCTGGTCCACAAGCTCCAGAGCGAGCTGCTCAGCAAGGATCTCGACCTGGTCACCTGCATCAAGGTGTACACGATCATCTTCGACACCCTGGTCGAGGTGCTGACGCGCTCGAACGTCCACATCAGCAACGAATCGATGAACTACCTCGCCCAGCAGTACTACGACGCCACGCTGGTCAACGGCCACCAGGAGCTCAACCCCCACATCTTCACGCAGCGTGCGAGCTTGGCATCCATCGAGACCAAGGAGATCGCCCTGTTGGCGACCATGCTGCGCGGCACCGACTTCACCAAGCCGTTGATCGACGAGATCAAGCGCCGGTCGTGAAGCTGCACATCGACTGCGCGGCAGGCCTCCGGACGGGCCCCGGCACGTTCGCTGCCCGGCTGGGCGCAGAGCTCCAGCGCATGGGCCATGCGATCGTCGGCGGTTCCGAGGCTGACGCATCGATCGTCTTCATCGAGCCGACGGGAGCTCCCCTCGCCAGGAAGGTCGTCCAGCGCCTCGACGGCATCTGGTTCGCCCCCCACGAGTTTGAGTCGAAGAACGCCGGCATCCGGGACCTCTACGCCCGGGCCGACGCCGTCGTCTGGCAGTCGAGCTTTGACCGCGGGATGACCCTGCGGTGGTGGGGGGAGCCCAAGCGGGGGATCGTGGTGCGTAATGGTGCTGGTGTCGCCCGCGTCGACCGCGTCACGATCCCTCGGTTGGAGGAGATGGCGGCGACCTACGACAGGATCTACGTCTGCAGCTCGAACTGGCACCCGCAGAAGAGGCTCCAGGACAACGTCAGGCTGTTCGAGCAGCTGCGTGCTAGGATGCCCAACAGCTGCCTCATCATCATGGGCGCTGCGCCGGACCATCGAGCCTCGGGCCCCCACGTCTTCTACACGGGGTCGGTCGATCCGGCAACGTGCGCCCAGGTGTACTCGGTCGCCAACTGGATGATCCACCTCGCCTGGGCCGACCACTGCCCGAACGTCGTCGTCGAGGCGTTGGCCCAGGGGACGCCCGTCGTCTGCAGCAGCGTCGGCGGGACGAAGGAGCTGATCGGGGGCTACGGGCTGGTCATCGACGAGCTGCCGTACGACTACGAGCTCGTCGACTACGAGAACCCCCCTCCCGTGGACCTGTCGGGCATCGTCGAGCTCCCCGATCGTTCGCAGCTCGACTACTCGACCGTCCCCGACGTCAGCATCTCCTCGTGCGCTGCACGGTACGTCGACGTCCTGAAGGAGGTCCTGTGAAGCGCGTCTACGTCCTACCGGCGAACGAGAGCTGGATCATCGATCGCTTCGTCGACGAATGGACGGACGACAACGGCGACATCACCGTGCACGACCCAGCGCACGCTGACGTGATCTGGTTGCTGGCCGACTTCTGCTGGGAGCACCTCCCCATGCACCTGCTCAGGTCGAGGCAGGTGCTGACGACGGTTCACCACATCGTGCCCGAGAAGTTCGGTGCTCGTGAGCTCGAAGAGTTCATGCGCCGGGATTCCGTGACGACGGCGTACCACGTGTACAACGATCGCGCCCACGCGCAGGTCAGCGCGCTGACGAGCAAGCCCATCCACGTCGTGCGGTACTGGGCAAACCAGCGGCTCTGGCGGCGGACCGGGACGCGAGAAGGGCTCAGGAAAAAGCACGGGCTGCCGCTGGATGGTTACCTGGTCGGTTCGTTCCAGAGGGACACCGAGGGCCATGACCTGCGGAGCCCGAAGCTCGAGAAGGGCCCGGACCTCCTGGTCGACATGCTCGAGCGCCTGGCGACGAGGCAGCCCAAGCTCCACGTCGTCCTCGCCGGATGGCGCCGGCACTACGTCGTCCGCAGGCTAAGGGAGGCCAGGATCCCCTTCACCTACGTCGAGCGCCCAGACCAGGACGCCGTCAACGAGCTGTACCAGACGCTGGACCTGTACCCCGTCACGGCACGCCATGAGGGCGGCCCCCAGGCGTTGATCGAGGCCGGGTTGCTCGGCGTCCCCGTGGTCTCCCGCCCCGTGGGGATCGCTGAACAGCTGCTACCGCCCACCGCGATCGCTGACCTCGTGGACGATGCGATCCCCTGCGTTCCCAACGTGGATGGGTGGCAGCTGCCGCACGGGTACGCACCCTATCGCAAGCTCATCGAGGGGCTACGTTGAACGTCCAGCTGCTCCTGGTGACGTGCTGTCTGGAGAGGTCAAGGTACGAGCTGCTCGAGAGCGTCGTCGACAACCTGCAGCAGCAGCTGCCCGCGAGCCTGATGGGATCGCTGACCGTCTTCGACAACGCATCGACCGTGCCGGGCGTCGACCGGCTGCTGCGCCCCTTCGAGCGCCGGTACGTGGCCAGCGCCAACGTGGGGTACTGGTCGGCCATCGATTGGTGGTTGGAGCGGTGCTTCGACGATGCTCCACGCTACACCTACGTCATAGAGTCCGACATGGTGCACTACGACATGGCCATGCTGCCGGCCTGCGTCGACTTCCTGGACAGGAACCCCGGCATCGGTGGGATGCGGCTGCACGAGTACTCCGTGGCCGACAAGCACCTCTACGACAAGGACAGGCCTACCGAAGCCTCGCGGCGCGGCCTCTGGCAGTCGCACCTCAACAAGGTCACGAACGCGATCGTGGAGCATGCTAACGTCGAGGGCAGGTTCTGGTCGACAAACTTCCTCACGCAGCTTCCCGCCCTCAACAGGTACGCCACCATGGTGGACTGCTTCGGTTCGTTGGCCCGAATGGGCAGCTTCACCGAGCTCGACTTCCAGCGGTTGTACCACGACAGGAGCCCGAACATGGCGCTTCTCGACGGCGGGATGTTCAACTGCAGCATGAATCCCCACGGAACGGAGGCCATCACGGGCTCCTGGACCCATCCCAGCGTGCTAGCGCAGCTCGGGTACCGCACCACGCGCGTCGATTCCATCGTACCGCGCGATCGTTACACGGTGACGGCCATGGGGTAGTGTTCGGTAGCATGTGCGATCCTCGTTCTGATCGTGTGTTGATCATCGGCGGCACGGGCTCCCTGGGCCGGAAGCTGATTGAGCGCTTGCTGCCCCACCACGAGGTGGCCGTGCTCTCGAGGGACGAGGCGAAGCACTGGACGATACGCAACGAGATGATGGCCGGCAGACCCGCTTCCGACCTGCGCTTCTACGTCGGCGACATCAGAGACCGGGGACGCATCGAGGACGTCATCAGGCAGTACCTGCCGGGGACCATCATCGTAGCTGCGGCGTTGAAGCAGGTCGACACCTGCGAGCTGAGCCCCGACGAGAGCGTCATGACCAACCTGATCGGCACGCAGAACGTCGTCGCGGCCGTCAACCGGTCGCAGCTACCCCCGCACAGCGTGCTGTTCGTGAGCACCGACAAGGCATGCTCACCGGTGAACGTCTACGGGATGTGCAAAGCCATATCGGAACGCATCGTCACCAGCCAAGCACGCGGGGGCAGGCCCGGCGTGCGCTTCCTCGCGGTCCGCTACGGAAACGTCCTTGAATCACGTGGCAGCATCATCCCGCTCTTCAAACACCAGGGCATGCACTGCCAACAGCTGACGGTGACCGATCCGAACATGACGCGCTTCTTGATGACGCTCGACGACAGCGTGAACCTGATCGAGGCCGCGCTCAAGGACGGCGCGTCGGGCCAAACATGGGTCCCCCTTCTGCCCGCAATGCGGATCGGCGACCTGGCGGAGATTTTCGCTACGAAGTACTCGAAGACGATCAAGGTCATCGGGCTCAGGCCCGGCGAGAAGCTGCACGAGGACCTGATCAACGAGTCGGAATCGGTGCGCACCGAGAAACACAGATCCGGTCGCTACCACATCATCCAGCCTGCGTTCATCTCAGGCGCGAACGAGCGATTCACCTGCTCGAGCTCGAGCTGGGTGATGTCGCCCGAACAGCTGCTGCAGCACCTGACCGCGCTGGGCGTGGTGGATGCTCCGCTGGAGCGGTTCAAGGGCCTCCTGATCGAGGAGATCGCAACCAACAGGCAGGAGTAACAGGTGACGACGTACCCCTTGTTCAAGTTGTTCAAGGTCCATGTCAACGCAGGAGAAGCATCTCGCCTGATCGAGGATGCCCTCAGGTCGGGCTACGTGAACGAGGGTGCCCAGGTGTCGCAGCTCGCTCGAGCGCTGTCGACGTACCTGGGCGCGCACGACCTAACGTTGATGAACAGCTGCACCAGCGCCATCACGGTGGCGCTGCGGTTGTCGGGCGTGGGCCCGGGCGACGACGTCGTCAGCACCCCGATGACCTGCCTGGCGACGAACACACCGATAACGTCGGCGGGCGCCAACGTGGTGTGGGCTGACGTCGATCCCGATCATGGCATGCTGACGCCGGAGACTGTCAGGGCAGCGATCACCCCAAGGACGAAGGCCGTGATCGCCGTGGCCTGGGCCGGGAACCCGCCCGACCTGGAGGGCATCCACGCGGAGTGCCGGCGTGCAGGGGTGAAGTTCGTGCTGGACGCTGCGCATGCCTTCGACGCCGCCTACAGGGGCATGCCCGTGCATGCCTGGGCCGACCACACCTGCTACAGCTTCCAGGCGATCAAGCACTTCACCACGGGCGACGGCGGCGCGCTCGTCTGCTTGGACCCGACCGACCATGCTCGCGCCCGATCGTTGAAGTGGTTCGGCATCGACCGCGACGCGGCGAAGGACCAGCGTGGAGACTGGCGCGGGCAGCAGTGGGACGTCGACGTCGCTGAGGCGGGCTACAAGTTCAACATGAACAACGTGGCCGCGGCCATAGGGCTCTCGCAGCTGCCGTACATCGACCAGATCATGGGAACCCATCGCTGCAACGCGGAGCTGTACGACCAGCTTCTCGCGAAAAGCCCTGGATTGCTCCTGAACGCTCGAACGCCCGACACCCAGTCAAGCCACTGGGTGTACTCGGTGCGCATCGATCCACGGCGCAGCCGGGTGGATCGCGACCAGCTGCTGGCCGCCCTGAACGGCGAGGGGATCATGGCGGGGATCGTGCACGTGCCCAACGATGGGTACTCGTGCTTCTCATCGAGCAAGCGTGACCTGCCGGGCGTAAGGTGCTTCTCGGCCAACCAGCTGTCGTTGCCGTGCGGATGGTGGCTGCGAGAACGTGACGTATGGCACATCGCGACACGCGTCAAGGAGCTCGTCAGGTGAGGTTCAGCGTACCCCACGACCATGGGCTGCGCCCCGTCGGCGACGATGATCACAGCTTCCTGATCGACCTCCGTAACGACCCCGAGGTGCTTCGGCACGTGACGCACCCACATCCCATCACCATGGACCAGCACCTGCGCTGGTGGCATGCCCTGTCGCAGGACCAGCGGCAGTTGAGGCTGATCTTCACCGTGGGTGGCGCGTCCGTGGGCCTCACGAAGTTCTACGACATCGACCTCCACAACGGCAACTGCGGCGTGGGCGCTGACATCCATCGCGACTGGCGCGGTCGTGGGCTAGCGACGTCGATGTGGACGTTGATGCTGCAGCGCTGCTTCGACGGCATGGAGCTCCACCGCGTCTCGTTGACGACGGCCGAGTACAACCACGTTGCCCTGCGCGTGTACCATAAGCTGGGGTTCAGGGAGGAGGGGCGCGCTGTGCAGTCGTTGAGGCGCGACGGGCGCTTCTGGGACCAGGTGCTGATGTACATGCTGAGGGACGGTTGGGCGACCTAGGTACCTTTCCACGGGTCTTCGTGGGTACGTTGCACTCGGGCGAGGGCGACTTCCCGGCATGCGAGGACGCGGTGCGACGCCAACGAGGCGTCGTCGTCCAACACAGCACCTTCTCGGGCCTGCCCGAGAAGGAAGCGCACAATGCGCTCTGGCATGCGTGGCGCGAGGCGCAGGTTGGGTGCAGCATGTTCGTCAAGGTGGACGCTGACACCGTCCTAGCCCACGACGAGGTGCTGCTCGAGCTCTGGAGGATGATGCGGGCAAACCCAAGGATCACTGGGATCCAGGCACCCTTGCTCGACTACTTCACCGACGGCAGCATCAACGGGCTCAACTGCTTCTCCCCGCGCGTCACGTTCAACGACACGGAGAGCGACCTCTTCTGCGACCGGGGCATCGACGTCGACCATGACGTCGTCGTCAAGGCCGACGGGGTCCCCGAGCGCCTGAGCCCTGCGGGCTACCATGCGTTCAACCCGACCGACGTCCAGGCGCTGCACTACGGCCTGCACCGGGCCCTCAAGGGCCAGGCTAGCGTGATCATGCGGGTACGTTCAGCCTGGCTTCGCCACCGAGACCGCCATCGTGCGCTGGCGCTCATCGGTGCCGGGCTCGCTCCAGGCTTCACAGCCGGGGGATTCAACTACGTCGATGAGCGGTTCCAGGCCGCGGCGCGCACGGCGCTTGACCGGTACGATGAGCTCATCGCTGGCCTGGCGGGCGAATGACGAGGATCGTCGACCTCGTCGACAGCCTGGAGTACGCCCGCAGCAACTGCTTCGCGCACCAGCTCCATTCGTGCCTACACGCCACGCCGGGCGTCATGACGCTGGCTCTGGACGAGCTGCCCACCCAGCGTGGGTTCGACGGCGTCGTCTGTCGCCTTCGGCAGCGCACGCTGCACCGCGTCGTCGATCGCCTGGCGTCGGCCTTGGGCGACACCCCGTTGGTCATCTACGATCAGGACCCTTGGGAGGCCTTCCGAACCGGCTCGCCCTACCGGGGCACCTACGAACGTGCGTGTGAGCTCCTCAACGTCAAGGCCATCGCTGTGACAACTGTCGCGTGGGCCGACCTCATCGCCCGCCGCGGCATGCCGGGCACGTTCGTGCGGATGGGCATCATGCCGCGCTACTGCTCGAGCGCTCCGGCCCACGTCGACCGCTGCATCGACGTGGGGTTCGTGGGATCCGTGCACCCACACCGGGCACGGCTCTTCTCCCAGCTGGAGGGGATGGGCATCCACCCGCACATCATCGCCGGCAACGGCCTTTCGTACCCGAACTACCTGAACGTGCTGTCGACGATGCGGATCTTCGTCCACAGTGAGGATCACCCCGTCGACGTCGGAAATGAACGCATGAACCTCTCCGATGGCCTGTGGGTGAAGGACGTGGAGGCCGCGGCCCGTGGGTGCTTCACGGTCCGTAACGAGGGCCGTGGGAGCGAACCCTACTACGCTGGCCTTGAGACGGTGCGCTGCTACACCACACCAGCCGACGTGCCCGCCATCATTGAGGGCATCCAGAGAATTGATCCGGAACAACGCCAGGGTTGCATCGATCGCACGGTCTCGAATATTCGGGCCAGCGATGCCTGGAGGGAAACGGCAACACGCTTGGTCGAGCTGACCGGAGCGCACGGGAGGTGCCCATGAACGTTGGCGTGAAGTTCATCGAAGAATCGCGTCGAGAGTACCCCGTGGGCGAAGCGAGATCGTTGTTCGCAGGAGATTCATCGGGCAGATCAAAATTCTAGGCCAGGATGTAGAGAAGGAACCATGAAGAAGGGCGTTGCCGTCATAGGCCAGGGGTTCGTCGGTGGGTCGTTGACCACGGTGCTGGCCGAGCGAGGCCTCACCGTGTACGTCCACGACAAGGAGGTTGGGAAGATCGCGATCGGCGGCACCGTCCCTGGAAACGCAGCCATCCTCGGCGACAAGAAGAGGTTGCTCGAGCTCGCGGGCGTCCCCTCCTCACAGGATCCCAATGAACCAAGCGAGGGCACGGCCATCCAGAACTTCGTGCAATCGTGCGAAACGTTCAGCTGGTTCAGCGGCATCTTCTTCGTGTGCCTCCCGACCCCCATGCACGAGAGCGGCGAGGCCGACCTGTCGATCGTCGAGCGGGTCCTCAACGAGCTCAGCTCGGTCCCCGGCGAGCGCATCGCCGTCGTCAAGTCGACGGTGCCGCCCGGTTCGACGGAGCGCTGGAACGCCCAGTTCGCTGGGACGGGCCTGCGCGTCGTCTTCAACCCCGAGTTCCTGACCGAGGCGAACGCGCTGGACGACATGCGCAACCAGACCAGGATCGTGCTGGGCGGGCCACGGCCCCACATCAACAGGGTGAAGCTCCTTTTCCAGAGCGCGTTCCCCACCGTCCCCATCATCAAGACGTCGAGCACCACGGCTGAGATGGTGAAGTACTTCACCAACGTCCAGCTCGCGGCGCGCGTCATCCTCAGCTGCGAGCTTGCCCAGGTCTGCGATGCGCTCGACGCTGCTGGGATGAACATCGACTACGATAAGGTCCTCGAGTACGCGAAGCTCGACCGGCGCCTGGGAGGTTCGCACATGAACGTCCCCGGGGCCGACGGCGTCCCCGGCGCGCGAGGCCACTGCTTCCCGAAGGACCTCAACGCGCTGACGTACCTGGCCCGGAGCATGAGGGTGCAGCCTACGGTGATGGAGGCCCTCTGGGCGAAGAACCTCGAGGTGGTGGCGCCCGAACACCGCGACTGGGAGCGCATGGTGGGCAGGGCCGTGACGCGGAAGGTTCAGAACCCCACCACGTGAACGTGGGGTGAATTACCGGCTTAAGCGCCGGGTTCCACACGCAGGAGGACGGCATGCACGAGTTCGGTGTGCTCATCGGTCGCTTCCAACCGTTCCACAACGCTCACCTCGAGACGGTGCGCTTTGCGCTCGCTCACGCGAGGCATGTCATCATCGTCATCGGTAGCGCGAACCAAGCGCCCGACGTGAGGGATCCGTGGTCCGAGCAGCAGCGCAAGGAGATGATCAGGGCGTGCCTCCGCGACGACGAGTGGATCCGGATCCACGTCCTCTACGTTGAGGATCAACCCTACGATGATGCCCTGTGGGCTGCGACCGTGCAGAACGTCGTCGGCAACGTCGTCGGTGATTCAACCGACGTCAAGCTCATCGGGCACCATAAGGACGCTTCGAGCTTCTACCTGCGGTTGTTCCCGTCGTGGGGCGAGCACCTCGAGACCGGGATCAGGATGGACGTCGACGCAACGGGTGTCCGGGAGCGCATCTTCCGGCAGGACAGGATCAGCATGAAAAGCATGGTCCCGCCCGAGACCTTCCCGCTCCTGGAGCGTTGGTGCTCCTCCAGGGAGTACGCACGCCTCTACTACGAGTTCCAGGAGGTGGAGGCCTCGCACGAGGCATGGCGCGGCGCTCCCAAGGATCCGATCTTCATGATGACGGACGCCGTCGTCGTCTGCAGCGGCCACGTCCTCGTCGTCGAGCGCGCCGGCCGGTACGGGCAGGGCCTCACGGCCCTGCCCGGGGGACACGTCGAACCGCAGCTGCGCCTCCTCGACAACTGCATCAAGGAGCTGGTGGAGGAGACGTGCATCAACCTCGACGATGCAGAATTGCGGCGCGCCCTGCGAGGCAGCGGCACCTTCGACCATCCGCGGCGAGACCTCCGAGGTCGATCCATCACCAAGGCCTTCTTCTTCAGGTTGCCCAACGTGGTGCTGCCCCGCGTCCAGGGCGCTGACGATGCCCACAGGGCCTGGTGGATGCAGCTGGCCCACGTCGACGCCAGCAGGCGATCGTTCTTCAGCGATCATCTGCACATCATCAAGCGCTTCACCAGCAGGAGCTAGCGCTCAGGAGACGAATGATCAACTACGTGACCGGCGACGCGACCGACCCCCGTGGCCCGGGGAACAGGGTCATCGCCCACGTCTGCAACGACGTGGGCGCGTGGGGCCGGAGGTTCGTCATGTCGCTATCGCAGCGATGGCCCAAGGCCGAGCAGAGCTACCGCCGCTGGTACCAGGAGCAGGGCAACGATTCCTGGCCGCTGATGCGGCTAAGCCAGGTCGTCTTCGTTCCGGTGGGGGACGGCGTGGTGGTCGCCAACATGATCGGGCAGCACGGGATCCTACCCAAGGACGATGGCACCCCTCCCATCCGCTACGGGGCGCTCGCCAACTGCCTGATCCAGGTCGGTAACTACGCACGTGAATGGGACCACGCTAGCGTCCACATGCCACGCATCGGCTGCGGCCTCGCGGGAGGTAGCTGGAACGACGTCGAGCCCATCATCGTGACAGCGCTCATCGACGTCGACACGTACGTCTACGACCTTGCTCTCGACCGAGCGGATGCTCGCTGCGTGCCCTGGCGGGCTTGATCGCGCTTGCATTCACCCATCGAACGGGTGGTTGTACGCATGAGCGTCGATAGTTACCGTACGACCATGTCCGGATTCCTCTGAATGCAATGCGCTTGAAGCGCGCGTGCGTGGACCTCCTCGAGCAGGCTACCGATCGACGGTGTGGTTGCTTTGAGCGTTGATGAGGAGGTCTAGCATGTACTCAATTGGTTTGCAGGTGCTTCGCGCCAAGGTCCGTGGGTTCACCATGGCCGGTGTTTCGCTCGCTACGTTGGGCGCACGGTGCGCAGGCGTTCGTAGGGCCCGATTGCAGGAGGCCAAGCGACGGTTGGGGGTCCATGCCCGCCACCACCTAGTGGCCTACGGGCTGCTGCGAGGCGTCACGTACGGAAGGATCGAACGATGCTCACCCGACAACCAGCTCGACGTCGGCAGGCTGCGAGCGCTGCTGAACGAGCACAGCGATGCGCCCCCGTCGACCAGGACGGCGACGGTCGAAGCGCTGCTGGTGGACGTCATGGCCATGGTAAGGCCGCAACAGGCACACGGTCGACCGCAGGAAAAAGGATCGTGAACCCGACCATGGTGGCCATCAAGGCCGGCGACAAGCTCTACCTCGTGACACGCAGTGACCTCGCGCCTGGGTACCAGGCCGTGCAGTCGTGCCATGCGATGAGGCAGTTCACCGCCGACCACCCCGACGTCGACCGAGAGTGGCACGCCGCGTCGAACTACCTCGCGCTGCTTTCGGTCGCCGACGAGGTCGAGCTCATGAGGCTCATCGCGGCGGCGAAGGACCTGGGCATACGCTGGTCGGCGTTCCGCGAGCCCGACGTCGGTGGGCAAATCACAGCGATCGCGCTCGAGCCCCACGAGAAGACGTCCCAACTGTGCAGGTCGTTGCCGCTAGCGCTTAAGGTAGCGGGTTGAGCGAGCAGGAGCCCCTCTGCAACCTGTGCGGGCTGACGTGCGTGCTTGGTTGCGAGGGGCACCCCTGCCGGGCCCCTCGGGGGTTGGTCGACGCGCAAGCGCGGGGAGGCTACCTGTCGACCGCGGGAAACGGCCACGGTGCCCTCGACGACATGACGCTCTACCAGTTCTCGTTGTGCGAATGGTGCCTCGACTGGCTGTTCTCGCAGTTCAAGATCCCGGTCAGCATCTTCGACTACGACCCTTGGGACGGTAGCCCGGAGGACGGTACGCTGCGGCCGTGGCGTTCAGCCGCTGAACGCGTCGCGGCCGACGATTGGCGAGGGATGAAACGGGAGTTTGCAGCAGAAGCAGCGCGACGTGACCAGGCGCGCCTGGAACGTCGCAAGAACAGCACAGGGTGAAGCAGCTCGTCCTCGTAGCTCAACGGCGGAGCGGTCCGATTTCAACCGGATGCGTTGCAGGTTCGAATCCTGTCGGGGACTCAGCCACCATCGGGCGATGCGCCCAAGGTGCGCAGCACGAGGCACTGATTACAGCACATGCACCATGACGACGTGGTCCTGAAGTGGACCAACTCCGGCTTCCTGCGCGACGTGAGGCCGCAGCGGGCCCGCGCCGCGGCGGAACGCCTGGAGGCTGCACAACGAAGGTCGACAGGAAGCGGTTCCCTGACGGCCCTGGACGACGAGCTCCAGCGCTTGGAGCGCGAAGGCTTCTTCAGCTGTCGGAGAGCCCAGCGTTGAACTGACGGTAGATCCGTGGTTACAGATGAAGGATGAGCGATGACGCGTCTTCCTTCATCGACCCGGTCGTAGCGGGGCGTGCCGCAGCTGACGAGGCAGCCACCGCACGTGCGCTGGAGATGGGCCTTGAGCTGCTCCCGACCGGGAAGCCGCACGTCTCCTTCTCCGAGATGCGCGACTGGCAGGACTGCAGCTGGCGGCACAGGCTCAAGCACGTCCTCAAGATCGACCTATCGCGGCCTGGACCGCTGCTGGACTTCGGCACCGCGGTACACGCCTCCTGCGAGGCATACCTCCGCACCCGCTCGATGGACCCGAGCATCGCGGACCGCGCGATCCGTGAATCCTGGTCGAAGAACCGGGACGAGCCCGGCTACGAACCCGAGAACCTGGATCGCTTCCTACAGGAAGCAGCCTCGATCCTGAGCGACGTTCCGGGGTGGTTCGACCGGACGTTCCCGAATTGGGAGTTCGTCGACGCTGAGCACCTGCTCTACGAGGTCATCGAGGGCAAGCCCCACGCGTTCAAGGGCTTCATCGACGGCATCATCACGTGCGACGGCCCACGTGGCAAGCGGTTGATCTGGTTGATCGACTGGAAGACCACGGGATGGGGGTGGACCGCCGAGAAGAAGTCCAGCCCCCTCGTCAGGGCGCAGCTGGTCCTCTACAAGAACTACTGGTCAAGCAAGACCGGAACGGACCCTCGGGACGTTCGGTGTGGCTTCGTGCTGCTCAAGCGCGCCGCAAAACCTGACGCGCACTGCGAGCTCGTGACCACGTCGGTCGGCGACGTGACGACGGAGCGCTCGTTGAAGGTCATCAACAACATGGTCGCCAGCGTCAAGCGTGGGATCGCCATCAAGAACCGCTCGTCGTGCACGTTCTGCGACTACCGGGAAACCGAGCACTGTACGTGAGGGTGAGTACAACTGCTGCCAGAATGGCGTGCTGCGCTCCGATCGGGGGTCCGTGAGATGGAAAAGAAGAAGATCCTGATGCTTTCGGACCATCCGCTCTCCACGTCGGGGGTCGGCACGCAGGCGCGCTACCTGATCCAAGGCCTGCTCGGGACGGGCCGCTACACGTTCCGCTGCTTCGGGGGCGCGATCCGGCACGACAGCTACGACACGATCAAGGTGACCGACGACTTCATCATCAAGCCCACGAACGGCTTCGGTGACAAGAACCTCCTGCGCATGACGCTGGCCGTCGAGCGACCGGACGTGCTGCTCCTCTTCACGGACCCACGCCAGTTCATCTGGGTCTGGGAGATGGAGGATGAGGTGCACCAGATCTGCCCCATCGCCTACAACCACCTGTGGGACAACCCGCCGTGGCCCGAGTTCAACCGCGTCCTCTACCAGGCGACCGACCTGGTCAACTGCATCAACTGGCCCACCTACGAGATGGTGCACCAGCGATTCCCGGAGAAGACGCACTACGTACCGCACGCTGTTCCCAGCGAACTGTTCTTTCCGCTGCCCGACGATGAGCGCATGCGCCTGAAACGTGCGCTGCTGGGCCCTGAACGCCTCGATCACTTCGTCGTCCTGTTCGTGAGCCGCAATGCCCGACGCAAGATGCCGAGCGACATCATCGTCTCGTTCAAACAGTTCCTCGGTGAACTTGAACGCGTGCACGGTCACAGGCGAGCCACGCTGGTGATGCACACGGATCCGATGGATCCCGAGGGGCCGAACCTCCACCACGTCCTCGACATGCTGCACATGAAGGATCACGTCGTCTTCTCGAAGGACCGCGTCGGTTTCCCGGAGATGAACTGCCTCTACAACGTGGGCGACACGTTGGTGAACCGCTCGTGCAACGAGGGTTTCGGCCTACCGACGCTCGAGATGATGATGGCGGGCAACCCGATCATCGCGTTGAAGACCGGGGGCCTAACGCGCCAGGTCGAGGACCACAGGACAGGCGAGCAGTACGGCATCGCGCTCGAGCCCGAGGTGCGATCGTTGGTGGGCCAGCAGCTGGTCCCCTACATCTACGAGGACTTCGTTTCGCATGAGACGGTCGCTAGAGCGTTCATGCAGATGCACGAGCTCGGGCCCGAGCGGCGGCGCGAGCTGGGCCACAGGTGCCGGGAGCATGCGCTGCGCGACTATCCAATCGACAGGATGATCAACGATTGGGATCGCACCCTGCAGCAGCTGTGCGATGGTTGGTCGCAGCAACGAAACCCCCGGTGGGTAGGTGTGGAGATCTGATGAAGACGGTCGTCCTACGAGCGCCCGTGCTGACGCAGTCGGGCTACGGCGTGCACGCTCGCCAGCTGGCCCGTTGGTTGCTGGGCCGAAATGACATCAACGTGCGCTTCTCGACGCTGGCGTGGGGCGACACCCCGTGGCTGCTGGACCGGTCCATGCACGGTGGCCTCATTGGCGAGATCATGGACCGGTCGGTCAAGGCTGACCACCCATGCGATGCCACCGTGCAGCTGCAGCTGCCGAACGAGTGGGACCCGAAGCTATCGTCGACCAACGTGGGTGTGTCAGCCATGGTGGAAGCTGACCGTTGCAATCCCCAGTGGGTCGAGGCCTGCAACCGCATGTCAGCGGTCATCGTGCCGTCGGAGCATGCTCGATCTTGCCTGGGTTCGTTGGGCAACCTCACCGTGCCGGCGCTGAGCGTGGTCCCCGAGGCGTACTGCAACGCCATCGTCGACGGAAGCGCTGTTGATCTACCCATGTTCTCCACGCCATTCAACTTCTTGGTCTTCGGCCAACTCACCGGCAGCGATCCCGACAGCGATCGTAAGAACATTTTCTACACGATCAAGTGGCTGTGCGAAGCGTTCCGAGACGATCCTCAGGTGGGGATCGTCATCAAGACGAACGTTGGACGAAACAGCCTGATCGACCGCATGCTGACGACGAACCTCATCACGGGCCTCGCCGCCGAGGTGAGGGCGGGCCGCCCAGGCCCGAAGATCCACCTGCTGCACGGCGACATGTCCGATGGGGAGGTCGCCGCCCTCTACCGTCACCCCCAGGTCAAGGCGCTCGTATCACTCACCCACGGTGAGGGGTACGGCCTGCCGATCCTCGAGGCGGCGGCGTCTGGTCTCCCGATCGTCGCAACGGGATGGTCGGGTCACCTGGACTTCCTGCAGCACGGTAAGTACGTGAGCATCTACCACCAGCTGCGCGCCGTGCCGGCCTCGCGCATCGACGGCCAGATCTTCGTCAAGGGTGCCCGCTGGGCGTACCCCTCCGAGGATGACTTCAAGAAGAGGATCGTGAAGTTCCGCCACAACAGCTCCATCCCCACCCAGTGGGCGAAGGACCTGCAACGAACCATCGTTGATCGCTACAGCCAGGCGCGGATCAACGTTGCGTACGACGAAGCGTTGAAGGGGATCATCTAGGCCGTGTGGTCGTTGGTCATCATCATGGTGCTGCTCGCTGCGTCGATCGCGGTCAACGTCATCACGATCAGGCAGAACCTCGTCCTGATGGACCAGCGCGAGCGGCTCGTCGACACGATCGAATCATCCCTCGACGTGCTGGACGGTTGCTTCCAGGACCTCTCGCGCCTTGCCTCGACGCCTGTCATGAGCGATGAGCCCGTGGTCCGCGAGACCGTCAACGCCATGGCCCGTGCAAGGAACGCCGTTCTGGCGATCGCTGCTGACGTCGTGGTGTACGGTCGCGACGATGCGGACGATGAGGACGAACGATGATGAAACGACAGCCTAGGCAGCCGCGGACCGCACGTCCCATGCCCCCCACCCCCGCTCGTGAACCCGAGAAGGCCTTGACCCCGGAGGAGAAGGCGAAGGCGAAGGAGGCACGCCGTTACTTCAACGCTGGAACGCAGGCGGCCATCGTCGCCTACCAGCTGGCGGTCGACGACAGGAAGCAGCGCGAGAAGCTGTACGTCACGAGCATCATGCCGGCGTTCGAGAAGTTGGCCGAGAATCTGATCAACATCCACAAGTTCACCAGCCTGCACGACAGCTACGACGACCTGAAGAACGACTGCGTCAACTTCCTCTTTGAGACGATCCATAAGTTCGACCCCACGCGGGGGACCAACGCGTTCTCGTACTTCAACGTGGTGGCGAAGAACTGGTTGATCATCAGGACGAAGCAGAAGGTGCAGCGCATGCGCCGCAGCATCAGCCTCGACGATCCTGAGGCGCTCTCCGCCAACGAGCACCGCATCATCGACGAGCACTGCACCGTCATGGGGCAGGATGCCATGCTCGACGCGGCGAGCATGCCGAGGAACATCGTCGAGATGCTGCACGAGATCAGGGCCAAGGCCAAGACCGAGAACGAGCTGACGTGCATCAACAGCATCATCACCATCTTCGAGAACGTCGACGACATCGACTTCCTCAACAAGAGCGCCGTCCTGCTCTACATGCGCGAGATCAGCGGCCTGAGCCCCAAGCAGCTGACGACCACCATGCAGATCATCAAAAAGCACTACCGAAAGCTGCGGAACGATCATAGGTCGAGGTAGGGCACCAAATGAGCACGGTAGGCAACCAGCAGGCGGACGACGCGGAGCTCCTCAACGACCAAGCGAGGATCAGGAACTTCGACGCCCTGCTGAAGGACATCAGCAGCCTCGACGATAAGAAGCGCCAGCTGTGGAAGGAGATCTACGAGAACGCCATCGAGGATCGACGCAACGCCTACATGATGTACACGAAGCTGGTGCGCATCGTGGGCGACAAGTCGACAGAGCACGCTGTGCACGGCAAGGCGATCGCATCGTACCTGGAGCGCATGGCGCGCTCCACCGACCACTTCATCAAGCTGGCGGAGATGATCTCGCGGGAACAGGGTCCCAAGGACGACGGGCCCATCGACCCCAACCAGATCTACGACAAGATCAGGAGCTCCTAGGCCGTGTCGGGCGGCAGGTACGATGCCCAGGACACCAAGCACATCGCCGAGGGGCGCCATGGTGAGGTCCTGGCAACGCGAGCTGCCTACGCTCGCCAGGAGGTGGGCGCCGGTCCGAGCTTCCTACGCTTCGTCGTGCTCGACGTCATCAACGATCCTGACGTCGTGGACCGCGCTAAACTGAGCTACTACGAGCACGAGCTCGGCGTCAGCAACCTGGGCTACGCAGCCGTCGCACCACGGAACAGCATCATCGCACGCCGCGTCATGGGGGGCGACTCCGGCGCCAGCGAGAAGGTGATGGTGCTGTACCCATTCTTCCCGCCGCACCTGTCGATGCCGGCGAAGCCCGGCGAGCACGTCTGGGGGATGTTCGAGCACCCGGACGCGAAGGTCAACGAGCTGGGATACTGGATGTGCAGGATCGTGCAGCCAGCGTTCGTGGAGGACGTCAACTACACCCACGCCGACAGGCAGTTTGACTCGTCGTTCATGCCTGGGCTGAGCGCTGCCTTCGACGGCCCGCCCGAACCCAAGTACGAGTTCCGCAACGGTGCCGTCGACGATAAGGGGGGTGAGCGGTACACCGTCGCTGGGACCACGAGCCTGCCAAGCGACGAGCGGGCGTACGAGAAGCTGCTGACGGCGTCCGATGCGGCGAGGATCAGCACGTACGAAGCGGTGTCCAGGTACCGCAAGCGGCCCGCTGACATGGCCCTCGAGGGCAGCAACAACACGTTGATCGTCCTGGGGACCGACCGCACAGGGCCCGCTGCCACCTACGATGCACCGGGACCCACGGGCCGCGTTCCGAGCCCCCCGGCCGGCGACGACGACGGTCCGGGGGCAGGGTCGATCGACCTGGTCGCCGGCCGGGGGCAGACCCCCGCGACGGGCGGGAAGGCCGTGAAGAACGTCGTCGGCTTCGAGGTCGGGAAATCACGAGCAGAGCTTGCGGAGCACGAGGGCGACGTCGACCTCAGGAACGACAGGTCGCGGGTCCTGATCGCGCAGCGAACGAGGCCCGACGTGAACTTCGGCGTCGGGGCGGTGGTCCATGCCCACGCCGCGAACCCGTCCGTCGACGACGGTTCGGGGGAAGGCGCGATCGTCATCAAGACCGACAAGGTGCGCTTGCTGGCGCGCCATGACGTCGTCATCCTGGTGACGGGAGCAACGGGCATCGACGCGGCGGGAAACGTGCAGGAACCCAGCAACGATCCGGCCGACTGCGCCTCCATAATCCTGCGGACCAACGGCGACATCATCTTCACGCCGGCCCGCGCCGGCGTCGTGCGATTGGGAGGCGAGGACGCTGACCTCGCGCCCCTGTGCACCCGGGTCAACAACGCCGGAGCGGGAGGCCAGGTCGCCGCCCAACCCATCGTCGACACGATGGGCGGCGCCCAGGGCGCCGCCGACGGGCTGAACGGGACGTTCGCTCGCAAGATACTGATCAAGTAGCGCATGCCGAACCCCTACGGTCGCATCCTCACGGGCGCCGGGCTGCTCAACGATGGGAAGCTGACGGAGGCAGCGCGGGCGCGCTACGTCGCCGAGGTGCTGGGCCTGCTGGCGACAGGTAACGGCAACGGGCGGGGAGGCCTGCCCACGACGAGGGTGTTCAGCTCCCTCGTGCCGCTGCCTCCCATCCCAGGGCCCTCGATCGTCAACGTGACGACGCTTGCTTCAGAGCCGCTGTTCTGGTTCGAGCCCGATCCTCTGGCCACCCTGATGTCCACGACGATCCTCGACAGGTCTCGGTCGCCCATATGGAACGCGATCTTCCCCGACCTGCTCTACGCGTCGACGGCAGCGGCGCTCGACGCCAGCGGCGCGACGCCGTTGTTCCCGATCTTCGACGCGTCCGTGGCATTCCCCGAGGTGCAGAACTTCCCCGTTACGCTGCCCGATCTGGCGATCAAGGCCCAGCTCACGCCCGTGCCCATCCTGCTGCTCAAGCTCGCGAAGCTGGGCATCAAGGTCCAAGCGCCCAGCCTACCCCTGCCACCGCTGCCCCCCGACCTGCCCGACTTCCTTGCCTTGATGCTGCCTGAGATCCAAGTTCCTGGCCTACCCAAGCTAGCGCTCATCGATCTGATCGTTGGGCTGATTAAGCTGCCCTTCAGCATCATAGCGAAGCTCGTGGCGCCGCCCGACCTGGGCGTGGTCCTGGACCTGACGAAGCTCAAGTTCGACGCCGTGTTCAAGCTGGGCCTGGACATCGTCGTCGACCTCCTCGCACCCCTCATCCCGATCGTCCCCAAGCTCCTCATCGCGAGCGTGCTCATCTACCTCAAGAACGTCGTGGCCATGGTGTGCGTCGACGTCGTGGGGCTTGTCGTGGGGGCCGAGGGCGTCGTGACGAAGGCCGTCGCTGCAGCGACGGGCCTGCTCTGAGACCGGGAGCCGCAGCCTATGTAGTGTGGCGAGGATGGGCAGCTACAGCTTCAGATCATCAGGAACGACGCAGGCCGCCGCGGCCGCCAACCGGCTAGCGACGACGGCCGTCCCTGTCGGCATCATCACGCCTGTTTCGTTGGGCAGCGACGACCTGCTCACCACGTCGACCGACCTGGCGACCCAGCTAGCTGACAACCTCAGGAACCTGGTGCTGACCAACTGGGGCGAGCGGTTGGGCTTCTACGACTACGGCGCCAACCTGCGCCCGCTGGTGACGGAGCTCGTCTCGCTCGACGACTTCGACATCCAGGCCATCTCACGGATCAAGGCCGCCGTGCAGCGCTGGATGCCGTACATTGACCTCGAGGACTTCCTGTCATCGTCGGACGGGACGCAGAACCAGAAGGTGGCCACCATCAACCTCGCGATCACGTTCAACATCCCGTCGCTACGCGTCCTGAAGCGCCGCCTGCAGGTCACCCTCTATGCCGCGTAGCGAACCACGGGTCCGGGAGGTCGAGAGATGACGCTGCAGCGCGATGATCTTAGGGTCGTGCGTCAGAGGAAGTACCTGGCGCGCGACTTCGACTCGCTGCGGTTCAACCTGCTGGAGTACGCAAGGGCATACTACCCCGACAGGCTCCGCGATTTTTCCGAGAGCAGCCTGGGTGGGCTGCTGCTGGACATGGCCGCCTACGTCGGCGACAACATGTCCTTCTACCTCGACCACCAGTACGGCGAGCTGAACCCGGACACGGCCGTCGAGACGGTTAACGTCCAGAGGCAGCTCAACGCGGCGGGGGTCCCCATCGTGGGCGCCTCGCCCGCGCTGGTCCCGGTCACGGCCTACGTTGAGCTGCCGGCAGCCAACGTCGCCGGGGTGGTGCGCCCGCGCCCCGACGCGCTGCCGGTGATCAGGGCCAACTCGAACTTCACTGCGAACAATGGGGTCGTGTTCAACCTCCTCGAGGACATCGACTTCACAGCGACGCGTTCGGACGGTACGCTGCTCGCTAGCTTCAGGATCGGCCAAAAGAGCTCGTCCGGCGTCCCGCTGACGTTCGTGCTGGCTGCTAGCGGGCTGTGCATCTCGGGCGTGGAGGCGACCGAGAACGTCGTCGTCGCGCCGACGTTTGTCCCCTTCAACAAGATCGTGCTGCAGAACGCGAACGTCTCGGACATCGCGTCAGTCAACGACCTCCTGGGCAACATCTACCACCGCGTCGGGGCCCTGACGCACGACGTCGTCTTCAGGAACGTGCTCAACACCGCGAAGGACAATGACCTCGTCCGAGACACGATCAAGGTCATCCCCGCTCCCTACAGGTACATCACCAGCGTGGACCTCACCAGCAGGCGCACCACGCTGACGTTCGGCGGCGGCAACGCGGAGTCGCTGCAGGACGACATCATCCCTGACCCGTCGAGCTTCGCGGTCTCGTTCCCGTACAGCAGGACGTTCTCCCGTGTGCCCATCAACCCCCAGCAGCTGCTGTCGACGACGACGTTGGGGGTCGCGGCGGCCGGCACCACGTACTCGATCACGTACCGCTACGGCGGCGGCCTGAACCACAACGTCGACGTCGACAACGTCCAGACGCCCAGGACGTTGAACATGTTCTTCCCGGGCAACCCTCCGGCCAGCGTGGCCGCGGCCGTGCGAGGCAGCCTCGAGGTCACCAATAAACTCAGGGCTGCGGGCGGCGAGGACGCTCCCACGCAGGACGACCTCAAGGCTCTCATCCCCGCCGTCAGGAACTCGCAGGAGAGGATCGTCACCCGCGAGGACCTGCTGGCCCGCGTCTACACGATACCCAGCAACTTCGGTCGAGTCTTCCGGGCGGCCATCCGCTCGAACCCGCACAACCCGCTGTCGACGCAGCTGTTCATAGTGTCGCGCGACAGCAGCAACCGGCTGATCACGTCGCCCGACACCCTGAAGATCAACCTGGTGAAATACCTGAACCCCTACAGGATGATCAGCGATGCCATCGACATCCTGGATGCGCGGGTCGTCAACCTGCAGTTCACGTTCGACGTGCTCCTCGATCCGGCCCTGAACAGGACGATCGTCCTGCAGAACGTCCTCACGCGGCTGCAGGCGTACTTCAACATCGGAAACTTTCACATCGATCAGCCGATCGTCATGTCGGACCTGTCGAACCTGATCTTCCAGGTGCCCGGCGTCATCTCAATGAACCGCATGAGCTTCGAGAACCTCGCTGGCGTCGTCAACAATCGCCAGTACAGCGAGGTGACCTACGACGTGTCCAGCAACTCTCGGGTGGGGCTGCTGTTCCCGCCGGCGGGAGGCATCTTCGAGGTCAGGTACCCGGACGTCGACATCGTCGGCCGCGCAAGCGTCTGATGCCGTACCACACGAGGTGAGACAGTGTACAAGGTGCTACAACCTCTGCAGGATGCCTACATCACGGACAGGGTGGTGTCCGGGAACCGGGTCACCGGCAGCAACGTGGGTGCTGCAGGATCGCTGGACCTGTTCAAGCTCTACGGTATGACCGCCACGAAGAACGTGTCGGGGACGTTTCCGAACGTTGAGCTGTCGCGCCTGCTGGTGCAGTTCGACCTGTCACCGCTGCGTGCCCTGGTCGCATCGTCGCTGGTCGACGTGACGAACCCCAGCTTCTCGTGCCGCATGCGGCTGCACGACGTGTACGGTGGGCAGCCGACCCCCAGCAGCTTCACCGTCGCGGTCTTCCCGTTGTCAGCGTCGTTCGACGAGGGGCTGGGGCGCGACGTCGTCCTGTACTCTGACGTCGACGTGTGCAGCTTCGCCTCCTCCTCGCACACGTCCAGCTGGTTCATGTCCGGCTGCATGCAGGGCGGCGACGACAGGGCACCGTGCGATTACCTGACAGCCTCGCGGGGGACGAACCTTCGCTCGTCCCAGTTCTTCCCCACGGGCGAGGAGGACCTCGACGTCGACGTCACAGCTGCGGTATCGTCCGCGCTGGCCGGTCTGATCCCCGACCGCGGTTTCCGAGTCGCCTTCGACGCGTCGCTGGAGAACGACCAACGTTCGTACTTCGTCAAGCGTTTCGCCAGCCGCACCGCCTTCGACGTGGAGCTGCGGCCCGAGCTCGTCGTCCGCTTCGACGACTCGATACAGGACGACTCGAGCAACGTCTACCTCGACTCGCCCAGCGTCCTGTTCCTGTACAATTACGTGCGCAACGCGCCAGCGAACCTCGTGTCGGGGACCACGCCGCTCACCGGGTCGAACTGCCTGCAGCTGCAGCTCGTGACGCCCGTATCGGGCGGCCTGTACTCGTTGTTTTTCACGGGATCGCAGCACTCCTACGGGAGGTTGCCCGCCGTCGGGATCTACTCAGCATCGATCACTGTGCTCGCGGCCGATCCGGCCCTGCAGCCGCAGTGGCAGGCATCGGGATCGATCACCTTCACGCCCGTCTGGCGATCGCCCAACGGCCAGGTCAGCTTCCTCACCGGGAGCACGATCAAGGCGTACCCACCCCAGCGTGGGTCGACGTCGTTGGACCCGAAACGCTACGACGTCTCGCTACTCGGCATCCGGGACACGTTCGGCCCCGCGGAGCAGGCGGTGGTGCGCATCAACATCTTCGACTACACGGCACCCTACTTCAGGCAGGCGGTGCGCCAGCCCGTCGAGGCACCAGGGATCGTCGTCAGGGACGTGCACTACCAGGTCCGCGATGCCTACAGCGGGCGCATCGCCGTCCCGTTCGACATGCAGACGAACTCGACGCGTGCGTCGAGCGACGCCAACGGCATGTACTTCAAGCTCGACACGTCGAACCTCGTCGTGGAACGCAGCTACGTCATCGACCTGAAGATCATCACGGGCAACAACCAGCAGCTCTACAAGTCGGCCAGCCCGCCCTTCAGGGTGGACGGCACCGTCTAGGGCTTGATACGTAATGCGGCCGGGGTGCCCCCGGCTGCGCTCGAGCGTCGATGATCACGAAGCCGAACCCATACGTCCCGTCGTTCCTCCGCGCCGCAGCCTCTGGTTCACGGCCGCTGACGCTCACGTGGAGCGACGTGGCGGACACGAACATCGCCTCCACGTCGTCGTTCCAGTACGATCCGCACGCATCGCCGCTGAAGTCGACGCAGCAGCTGAACGTCGACTGGTCGCAGTTCACGAACCACACCTTCTTCATGTCGGCGGAGGCGAAGGTGAACCTTGCCTTCGACGCGATCATCAACGGGTTCCCGTTCGACGGCACGCGGCAGGAGGTTGAGGCGTTCTTCGAGCGGCTGAGCGGCTTCGAACGGTGGGTCTTCGACAGCTTCCCACGGTTCCGGGGACAACTGAGGTTCTCCGGCACGCAGGCCAGCGAAACGTCGCCGACGGCGGGCACCTATGTCCAGGTGCTGAACAAGGCCGGCGCCCTCTTCCCCGAGCTGGCCGGTGCGGGGACGGGCCGCCCGGTCCTCAACCCCACAGGTTCGCAGTCGTTGACGGTGGAGATGCAGCTTTGGGTGCCCCCGATCGTCAACGGCGTGCAGACGGTATGCCAGATGCTGTCGGGGACGACGCAGGGCTTCGCGCTCCACCTCCTCAGCACGTCGTCGACCAGCAGCTGCACAGCGCAGTTCAGCGTCGTCTCAGGTTCGTCGTGGATGGCGGTCCCGCTTAGCATCACGAAGGGACGCTTCAACCACGTCGCCGTGACGTTGAACCGCGGCCTGGGACTGCCGTTCCTGGAGGCGTTCCTGTCAGCGCAACCGTCGACGGAATCTCCCACCCAGGTCGAGCTGGGCGACATGGACGTGGACGGATCCTCGCTGCTGATTGGAAGCGGCACCTCCATGCAGCTGGGACCGAACACCGTCGTGCCCACCCAAACGCTGTCCGGCACCATCGATGAGTTCCGGGTCTTCCACTCGGCACGGACGGCGCGCCAGCTGGCGACGTACGCCGCAAAATCGCTGCCGTCGACCCCCGACCTTGCCCTGTACTACCGCTTCAACGAACCGCCGCCGCCCCTCGTGGCGGCCGCTAGCGACCCGATCAACGGCGTGGTCCTCGACTCCAGCGGCAACGCGCTCCACGCCCTGATCAGCAACTTCTCGGCATCGTTGCGGTCGGATGCGTCGCTGGATCCCAGCAACCCAGTGATCTACGAGAGGACCGACAGCACGCCGGTATTGTTCCCCGCGTACCCACCCACCGTCGCCCTCAACCAGGCGCTACTGGCGAGCGCTAGCGCGTATGACCAGGCGAACCCCAACCTGATCACCCGCCTGGTACCTCAGCACTACCTGTTGGAGGGCGCGCAGCAGGACGGCTTCGTTGAGCTCGAGGGGACTGCAGGAAGCCCCTACGGCGGATCGGGCGTCCCGGGCCAGGGCAGGATGGGGAACGTCCAGGTGCTCGTCTCCCTGCTCTACATTTGGGCGCGCTTCTTTGACGACATCAAGCTGTTCGTCGACTCCTTCAGCACGTTGAGGACTGTCGACTACGATTCCAACGACACGGTCCCGGACAACTTCCTCATCGACATGGTGAGGGGATACGGGTTCAACCTCCCACCGCTCTTCAACGATTCGACGATCGAGCAGTACGTCAGGGGCGAGAACGTCGACGCGCAGGACATCACCGTCAACGAGCAGAGCCTGCGGGCGGTGCAGACGCAGCTGCTCCGACGCGTGCTCGTCAACCTGCCCGACGTGCTCCGTTCGAAGGGAACGCAGCACAGCATCAGGTCGTTCCTGCGCGCGGTGGGCATCGACCCGGGCAGCAGCGTGCGTATCCGAGAGTTCGGCGGCCCGACGACGCAGCAGCTGTCTTTCTCGCGCGAGCGAAAGATCGAGCCCGGCACCATGGTGCAGTTCAGCACCTCGAGCCTGGTCGTCTCGCCCTTCCTGTCGGCATCGCGGATCGAGCCAGGGTACCCTCCCGTCATCGGGCAGTTCGTGCAACGGACGCCGGCGGCGCCGAACGGCGTGAGCAACAACCGCAGCGATGGCCTGCTGACGTCGGGGTCGTGGACGTGGGAGGGCATCGTCAGGTACACGCCGGCTGCGGTCGCGATGCTCCAGAGCACGACGCAATCGTTGGTCCGGCTCTGTGCCACCGGGTCGGTGTCGGGCAGCTCGCAGGGCAGCGCTGGGATCATCGCCAACCTGCTGGCCGTCTCCTCGTCGGCACAACCGAAGCTGGTCCTCTACGCTCGCCCAGGCGACGCCGCCGGGGCGCCGATGCTGCGCATGGAGCTGGCGTTGCCAGCGCCCGGGGTGTTCGACTTCGACAGGTGGAACGTGAGCTTCGGCTGCCGGCGCGGCGACGACGGTCTGGCCAGCGTATCGTCGTCGTACTTCCTCCGGGCCGGGCGCCAGAACGATGGAGGGGTGGAGGTGCTGCTGACGACCGCCTCCTTCTTCCAGGAGGCCCCCTCGGGTGGGAACAACGTCCTGCAGGTCACCAACAGCGCCTCGAACGCGTCGGGCAGCTACGTCGCCCTCGGCACACGACAATTGATCCTGTCGGGAGCCGGTGGTACCGCCTTCCCGCACCTGAACAATATTCTGGTGGCCCCCGACGAGGCACGCATTACCGTCTTCGACGGTCGTATGTCAAACGTACGCTTCTGGTCGACGGCTCTGGAGGAGGACGAGTGGGAGGAGCACGTCAGGAACTACGCCTCGACGGGGGTCCGTGACCCGCTCACCCACTGGAACTACACCAGCGCGACGTCGGGCTCGTTCGGGCGGTTGCGGTTGAGCTCGTTGGCGCGCCAGGATCCGCGGCGCGCCAACTCGACGGCGAGCCTGGGACCGCTCGGGTCGATCACGTTCCTTGACTTCAGCGAGAGCGGCCTGCACCTCACGGGGTCGGGCTTCCCGCTCGAGCAGGACGCGGTCGTCGGCGAGATCTTCGACCTCAGCTACATCAGCCCCTACTTCGACGAGGCCTCCGTCGACGAGAAGGTGCGAGCGCGGTCGTTCCAGGACGTCGACCTCGTCGACCGCACGCCCTGGGCCGCGCCGGCGCCCGTCCACGAGATCGACCCCAGCGAGCGTCCGACGGACGACGTCAGGTTCGTGGTGGAGTTCTCGCTGGTGGACGTGCTGAACCGCGACATCATCACCATGTTCTCAACGCTGGACGCGATGGACGACGCGCTCGGGGCACCTGAGCTGCTGTTCGCGCCCGACTACCCCGACCTGGAGCGCATGCGCGACGTCTACTTCAGGCGAATCAAGGAGAAGCTCAACTTCCAGGCCTTCTTCGAGTTCTACCGCTGGTTCGACTCGTCTATCGGCACCTTCATCCAGCAGCTCGTGCCGCGGAAGACGCGCTTCAAGGGCACGAACTTCACAGTTGAACCGCACCTGCTCGAGCGCGCCAAGCACGAGTACATGTCGAGCGAGATCTACGTTGGTGATTCGAACCGTCAGAGGCTCGACAGCAGCATCCTGCTGCAGCAGATCGCTGGTTCGTTGAGGAAGTTTTGATGTTCAACCCATCGCAGCGCAGCTCATCAAACCTCCTGGGTGCGCAAGGTCCAGGCATCTTCGACAGGATCGACGTCGTGGGAGAATCGCCGGCCTTCGACGAGGGTCCTCGCCCCCGGCGTCGGATCGACGCATCGTCGGGGTCCATGGACACCCAGCCTGTCGACCCGTACACGCAGGGCGTTGAGATCACCAGGCAGGCACGGTACGATGCAGGCCTGGTGAAGGTCTGGTCCGGCGACCAGGGCCACGTGCTGCGGCAGGCAACGTTTGGATGCGGCGAGGTCGGATCAGAGCATGCAGCCCGGGCCGACAAGGACAGGTTCGACCCCGTCGGCTACATCCAAGCGCAGCTCGTCGACTCGCCGCTCTGGTGGAACATCATCACGTTTCCGATCGACGTGAGCAACGACGCGGCCTCGCTCGACGGTGCCATAGAGCCGCTGACGATCCGAGCGGTGGCGTCGTTGAGCTCCATCGAGGCGCCCTTCGAATCGCACAGCGTCAAGGGATCGCTCTCAGGAGGGAACTATGACGCCGTCAACGGATCCGACATGGTTCTCAGCGTCGACAGCCTCAGCGTACGCAGCGCGTTGGGCCCGTTCATGGACCTCATCGACATGTTCGGCCCGCTGTCGACGGTCGCGTACCTCAGGCCCGAACCGCGCCGGGTACCTCCCTTCGTCGACGCTCGAGCGCTGCGTGGTACGACGGCGATCGATCCGTTCGACAGCGCTTCCATCATCGCAGCGCTGTCACCCATGGCACCGAGCGACGACGGCTACGTCGGCGACGGCCAACGATCGTGCGCATGCGGGTGGTACTATGATGGGAACCCCCGCCCGGGGACCGACTCGGTAGCGTTCGGCGGGATGACCTACTAGGGGATGCCAGATGGCTAGCAACGACCAACCGCCCAGGCGGTTCGAGAACTACGTTCTCACGCGCACCGTCGACGGCAGCGCGGGGCTGTCATCCGTCGTCGACGGTGCGTTCACCCAGGTGCCCGGCCCGGGCGCGAACACGCCGCTCAGCGCCTTCGCCGGCGCGGGCGCCGGCGGGACGGACGACTCAACCTCGAACGCTGTACCGATCGGCTTCGACTTCCAGCTCGACGGCGTGACGTACAAGCAGTGGGCGGCGTGCACCAACGGTTGGATGGTCCTCGTCGACCCAACGTTGGGCTCGTTCGTCTCCAGCGAGGTGCTATCGCCTGCGCTCATCTGGCAGAACGAGACCGTCCGCCCAACGTTCACATCGAAGGCTGTCCTGCTGGCCCCGTGGTTCGACGACCTGCGCAACGTCTGCAACCAGGCCGATCAGCTGGCGACCTTCCCGGGCTTCTCAGCGACGAAGGTCGCCAGGTTGCAGGCAGGCCTCGAACCACCGCCGAACTTCTACAACGCTGCATCCTACGGCGTGAGCTACTACCAGGACCCACGCTCCGCCCGCGGCAGGCGGCTCATCGTGCGCTGGGCATCGATCAGCAACTTCACGGCGCCCACGTCCGTCGTCAGGTTCGAGGTCGTCATCTACGAAAATGGTTCGATCGAGTACCGGTACGCGCCCAGGACAGCGATCCAGCTGCCCGTCAGCTCGCAGCAGTTCGAGGGCGCCTCGGTCGGCATCTTCATGCCCAACGGGACGAACAGGTTCCGCGACTTCTCGGCGGGCCTGGGCTACCGCGAGGGCGCTCGTCGGGAGTACGTCTACGGCGGCTTCACGTTCGACGCGTCGTACATCGACACGGCGGTGTCGGGCAGCGAGAACGCGGGCGCCACCGCGCCGTTCAGCGTCAACCTGGTGCCCGCCCGGAACTGGCCTGGGCTGGACACGATGGGCTGCATCATGAACTTCTCGCCCCCCGCGCGCCGGCGCAGGATCCTGCCGCGGGTGCAGCTACGCTCGAACGATGCAGCGTTGAGGTACCCCTTCACGTTGCGCGATGGCTCGTCGATGGCACCACGTACGTCGACCACCTTCGACGATCGACGTTCCCCCGTGTTCGGCACGGCGGGCGGGCCCGTGGTCGTCAACTACCCCACGACCTTGCCCAGGTTCTTCGGCGGCTCGAGCGCTGGGACGATGGACAGGCAGGACCTGTTCTCGGGCGACTTCCTCGTCACCGCCAGCATCGTCAAGAGCGCGGCAGAACCATTCATCGCAGCCCCTCCGCCGGCAGGGAGGATGGACGCCTTCATCGATTCATCGCGGCCTGAGCAGAGCCCGGGCACGCTGTCGAGCACGTACTTCCTGACCGGCTCCTCCCTCGATCGGGTGGGACCCGGGCTCGACGGGCCGCTACGTGCGAAGACGCAGCTTCGCTTCTCGTTGCCGGTCAACTACGGGATCCTGATGCCGGCGGCAACGTCCAGCATTTACTACTACAACTCGCGGACCCGATCGTGGAACGTTCCGATCCGCTCGACGTACGTGCTGGCGAACACGGGAGCGCTGCCGCCCTCCCCCAACCCAGGTGCCGGGGGCGACTGGGCGAGCGCCGCGACGAGCGTCGTCGCTGGTCGACTTCCGGAGGACGCGCGGGGCTTCAACGCGCTGGGGACCCCCGTGTCGTCGGGCTCGCACAACCCGAGCGGCGCCAACGATTCCACGGACGCTGCGATCGGCAGCGCCTACAGCCCGTCCACGCTGGCAGCAGCGTTGGGCCGGTCGTACCCCAAGGGGGTGCGTAGCAGCGATGAGTACAGGCCGGCGAGCGATGAGACGTTCACGCTGCCCATCACGTCGCCCTTCCTCGTGGAGAAGGCCGTCTTCGAGCTGCCGTTCGCGGCCGGCCCGGGCTGGTTCGCCGACATGACGCAGTGCTTCGTTCCGCTGTCTGGGACGGGCGCAGCGTTCGACCTGGCCGGCCCAGCAGTGACGCTGGCGCTGATGCGGCAGGTGAACCTGTCGGGGCAGCCCGACGGGGCGTCGATGCGTGACCTGATCCTCACGGGGACGTTTACCCACGCCGGGGACAACGTGAGCACGGTCGTGCTGTCGCAGTTCCCACCCCATACGCAGACCTACCAGGTCAGGCCCGTCGGTTTCCTTGCGTACGGTGGCGTGCCGGGCGGCATCGTCCCAGCAGCGTCTGGGACGTTCAGCGGCAGCGTGGCCGTGAATTGCACGGCGACGAGCGCTGCTGCTTTGACGCTGGCATGGACGCACAACTACACCACGGCCTCCGCGGCGGCGAACGCAGCGGCCGTCTCCGGCCTGCTGGGCCAGACCGCACAGCTCAACGTGAGGAGCAGCCTCAACCAGACCGCCAGCATCATCAACGTGTCGCCCCTCGGCCGCGGCGCGACGGGGCTGCAGCCCGCTGGTCGAGCGTTGTTCGGGAACGAGCATGCCACGCTGCAGGGGCTCTTCGACCAGACGGGGCAGACGGTCCCCAACCCGTTCAGGGTGCAGTCGCTCTCCGCACAGCAGGCAGCGGTGCTGGCGAGCCCGGGCAGCTTCGGGGCCATCGCGTCGACGGTGATCACGCTGAGCAGCTACGAACCATCACCGTACCTCCTGATGCCCGGCGACAGGTTGCTGCTGAGCGTTTCGAAGACGCGACCCTTCATCTACAGCGGCCTAGCCAGCGGGTCGATACCGACGCTGTCGGGCGCCCTTGGCCACGACGTCACCCTGCTGCAGGGTAGCGTTAACGTGACGCTGTACGGTTGCCAGGTGCAGCTTGGGCAGCAGCACAACGACCCGTTGAACCAAGCGCTTGGTTCGGACGCGGTGCACGAGGCCATCGGCGTGGAACCCGTCATCGATCAGTTCGAGCTCGGCTACAGGCATGAGCTGAGCGGCAGCTTCAGCGATGACGTCAACCTGGGCAACCTCATCACCACGTCGACCGCCAACGGCCTGGCAAGGTTGGTCCAAGGGGTGCGCGACCGTAAGTTGAGCTGGCTCAATGCGCGGAACGTGCCTCCGCTGTCGTTGAACGCGAGCGACGTGCTCATCAACCCCTCCAAGGCCTTCCGAGCCGAACCATGGTTCGAGAGGGCCGGGTGGTTGAACGTGAGCGCCCACGTTAATTCGACGGAGCGCTACTGGGACTCCATGATGCCCAGCATCGCGGATTGCTTCGCGGCCGATGGGACGGGCATTTTCACCGCGATGTCTGCCATCGGCACGCCGCTGTTCGGCCACCCGCAGCAGGTCGATCCGAACACCTCCCGCTTGGGTTGGATCTACATGGACCAGCTGACGCCGCAGTTCACCGGAGCGCTCCCGGGCGGCCCGACCATCAACGGCAACTGGAACCGCGCCTACCCGTTCGAACCGCGCTACGCGGGGGTCGCGCGGCAGGTCGACATCTCCAAGACGTTCATCGCCACGTACGCCCAGGTCGCTGCCACCATCGTCACGATACCTGCGACCGTCGTCAACGGTTTCTGCTTTGGGTCGACCCACCTCGGCTACTCGATCGTGAACGGTGGCAGCCCTGTCACCCACCCCGGTGCCGTCTCGTTCGATTGGCTGGCGGACGCCAACCTCACGAGCAAGAACTCGAACGGCTACTACGTGACGTCGTCCGCGAACGTCGATGACGTGTCACGTGGCATCTTCGGCTTCGGCGATCGGAACACGTGCTTCCAGTTCGTCGGCGACGATGGGTACGGTGGCACGGCCACGTCGCTGCTCGGGACGAACCATCTGTTCGATCGCCGCGACGTTGAGGGCCCGCACCCCGATGGGGTGGTCGAGACCTTCGACAACAACTTCTTCATGTACTCGCCGTTGATCAGGGGATGGAAGTACGGCGTGCACAGCGGTACGCCGTGCTTCAGCAAGGCCTACTGGCGCAGGGGACGGTTCGGTCAGCTCCGCGACATGCTGGAGCAGCGACCGTTCACAAAGTACTACCAGTCATCAGAGAGGACGACTGTGCCGGGCTTCCGGCAGGGGGCCCAGCCCGCGGTCGTGGAGGTCAGGTTCGTCGATCCGCAGACCGGGCTCACCGTGCCACCGAGCTCCACGAGGAGCAGCAACCTCAGCCTTGAGTGCACCTCGTCGGTCCCGTACCTGGATGGCCACGCCCTGGACGTGGCCCGCTAGGCACCGTCATGGTTCATTGATGATTTTGATCATGTTGTCGAGCGCGGAAGCGCTCAACCTGCTGCCTTCGCACATCCCATGCACCCACTCCCTCGTAGTGGAGGCTCGACGGTCCAGCAGCGCAAAGTAGGGCGCAGACCAATCGTGTAGGGCGCTGACGCGAACCGCGAAGTCCTTCCGCGACCCATCGCTAGCATCCTTGATTGCAGCAAACGCACGGTCGACGCCGCGGCAGTACCGCACGTACGCGGACTGCATGCGCAGGAGACGATCCCCAGCGTCGCTGGGAAGCAACGGTACGATGTCGTCGGCCTTCTCTAGGATGATCGCTTCCAGCGCGTTCCGCGCGCTCGACGTGACGGAGTCCTTGGCGCGGGACGCCATGACCCATGCCTTGCTCTTGACCTTCAACCTGCGGAAGGAACCATCGATCACCACCGCGCCCTCGAGCTCGCTCGGTAGGGCGTTGTTGACGAACGCTGTGACCGAAGCAGCGTCGGCCAGCGGCCACGTCCGCGGCCTGGGCACCCCCGGCAGCTCGATCTCGTCCAGATGAAGCTCCTCGCCGGTGCTGGTGCGACGTGCCGCGAGCAGCGTCACGCCTGGGCTCTCGTAGCGCACCACGACCTGGTTGACGTGGGACGTCAGCTCGAGGACGTACGTGATGTCGGTGCGTAGGTGGGCGCCCAACGCGTCGATGCACCAATCACGATGATCTCCAGCGTGGGCGCAGACCTGCCCAACGAGGGTGCACCGCAGGGCCCACCAGAACAGCTCGGAGAACGTCATGTCGCCGACCTCGAGGTGCCCCGCGTGGATGGGCAGGTCGGCCTCGGGAACCCCGCGCGTCGCAACGTGCCATCGATCCGCGTCGTGGTACAGCACGATCATGGTGCCGTCGAGCTTCTCGTCGACGCGCAGGCGGGGGCAGCCCCAGTCGACCGGGGCTGCAGCGACGTCGCCGTGGTTGTAGAAGCGGTCCATGGGCCAGGCGACGACCGCGACGTGCCCCACGGGACGGACCATCCGCTCGTCGTCCGCCGGCGATGCGGCGAGGACGCGCACGACCATCCCACGGCACTGCTCGGCGAGGCGATCGCCGTTCCTGATCAGGATCTGGTCGTAGTTGAGCGATGCCTTCGTACGATCGTTCGAGAACCGAGCGCAGACGCCGTGGTCATCCTCCAGCTGCTGGAGGCTGTGATCCTTGAGGTAGTCGACGACGAGGGGAACCATCCCCGGATGGTACATCCTTGTGGTGCGCTGCTACAACCCGTCTAGGTCGTGCGTGTGGCGCTCTCGAACAGCGCCGCGAGGTCCAGCTGCTCGTCGGCGGCAGCCAGCGCGCGAACCACGAAACCATTCCACGTGCCCGCCCGCAACGGTAGCATGCCGTCGGTGACCCACCCCTGGTAGATGCTCACAAGGAGCCCCGCAGCGTTGCTGGTCCGCTGGGCCAGCGCCATCCTTACGTGGTTCAGGCGTGCCGCAGGAGCGACGTCGTAGGCGTACTCGTACCCGACCAGCTCCACGTCGAGGAACGACCCGCGCTCGAGGACCAGCGTCAGCATGCCCGCGGCATGCTGCACCTGCTCACCGTTCGACACCGCCCGCACCCACGCCAGCAGCTCTGCTGACGATGCGAACGCATGGAACGCTCGAGCAGGCGCGCCGTCCACGACCTCAACTCGAGACCTCCTCATCGTCGACCGCGGGGGTGTCGAGCCCCCTGTCGCAGCCGCTTATAAGACGGCCGACCCCAACCGGGAGTGCCACGGTCGTTGCGAAGGGTCGTCGTCATATCAGCCTGCTGTACATGGCCTGGTCGCCGTGGCAGTGTTCGTGTAGCTTCTCGAGCCATGCACGTGACTTCTGCTTGAACATCGTCGGCATCTTTGCGCGGTTCTCGGCCGCAGCCTTGCATACCACGCCCTCGAACGTCATCTCCGGCAGCTCGCTAGCGCGAACCTGCTCGATGAACTCCGGGGTGCAGGGCCCCCAGTGCGGGATGCGTGCGTGGTCCAACCCACCGCACACCCTGAGGAAACGTTCGGGCTCTAGGATCCCCTGGTTGTAGGGAGCGACGTCGAGCAACGTGATCGTCAACGATTCGTTCGGATCGTGCGAGCCCGCGAACGATCCTGGGCCCCACAGCTCAAAGAAGCACACCGCGCGGTCGAACCCAGCCCCGTGGATCGCACGGGCGAGCGGCTCACCGTACTTCTCGTTGATGAGCTGGGGGACCGGCCCAAAGATGGGCTCCCCGTCGACGATGAGCCTGTGGCGGGTGCCGAACTTGTACCAACCGCGCTTGGACGACCACTCCGCGCGTACGTTGCTGCCGTCGAGCTTGTCGAAGGCGATGATGGGCAGGCGCGACGTCACCGCGTACGGGATCGATGGGTACGATTTCACGGTTCCTCGGGGCGCTCGACCGGGCTGGGCCCATCCTCGTTCGCGATCCTGGCCAGGACGTCGCCGTGGCAGGCCCGCGGGGAACACCAGCACCCCAGCACCTTGCCACGCAGCTCCTTCCTGGCACGTGCGACCAGCTCCGGCTGCTGCAGCAGCCACTCTTCGTAGCGGGCGATCGCTTCATTGCGATCGCCGACGACGACCTTCGCTAGGCTCTGCGGGTTGTCGGAGAACGGGTTGCCCCACTGCGACGAACGCCCGCGCCCGATGTAGACGTCGAACGGTTCACGCTTGCAGTGGACCACGAGCCTTCGTGGCTGCTGGTCGTTGTCGTTCATCGTGCCGACGGTGGGGTTCGAACCCACATGCTCCTGGGAGCCGCAAGGTTTGAGCTTGCGCTGTCTACCGTGTTCCATGCACGTCGGCGAGGCCTTGCCTGCGTTTCCTTACGTAGATCGATTCGATGGTTCAGCTGCAGCAACCGTGCAGCTCATGATGGTGGTGCGGTACCTCGGTCAACCGGCCATCGTTCCCAACCGCGTACCGGAAGGGCGCGCTGCTGAGCTGCAGCATGCGGTTCATCGCGTCGACCTGCTCCTGCGTTACCTTCCGGCGCACGTGCTTCACGTTCCTGCTCATCGTCGGCCTAGCACCCGCCGCTGCGCTTGGCCGCGGCGACCGCCAGATCGTACGTTGATCCGATCAACCTGTACAGGTCGTCCGGCGACCAGCCCAGCAGCGCTGTTCCCGTGGAGTGGTAGACCTCAGCCTTCTCGTGGCACGTTTGACACAGCGAGATGCCGTTCTCCGCAACGTAGCCGCCGTTGGGCATCAGGTTCCTGTCGGTGATGTGGTGCGCATCGAGCGCGACGCTCGGGCTAGCGCACGCTCGGCACCGGTTGCTGTCGCGGGAAAACACCGCATTGCGAAACGCTGCACGCACCCTCTTCTTCTCAGAACCCATCTGAACCTCGAGCGGACGACCGGGGTCGAACCGGTACCTGCTGGTTGGAAGCCAGCCATGCTGCCCTTGAACACCACGTCCGCGATCCTTCGCTCCGCGTACTGGAGCAGGAGGGAGCGGGCAGCGGGGCTCGAACCCGCATCATCACCATGGCAAGGTGGCGCACTACCTGTTGTGCTATGCCTGCGTCGTCTGTCTCGTCGGAGGAGGAAACGGGATTCGAACCCGTGGGGCCCCAGCGGGGGCCCGCCACGATTCCAACGTGGTGCCTTCAACCTCTCAGCCATTCCTCCGAGGAAGCGGTGGGATTCGAACCCACGTGGCGGTTCATCACCGCCATCCCACTTTCGAGGTGGGCGCCTTGGGCCTCTCAGCCACGCTTCCATGTGTGAAACCGTTCACGGTGAACACGGTTCGTTGCCGGCAGGAGGGGCACTCGTGCTCGTACGTTCCAGGTTCGAAGACCTGCATGTTGGGCGGTCGGTGCTCACGGTCGTGGCACGGTGGGTGCGTTCCGCTAGCTGCGCCCGGCCATGCATCGTTGATCTTACGCGTCGGCATGCATCGTCCTCCCGCTCATTGCCTGGATTTCCCGCCCGAGGAGGGTGAGGGATTCGAACCCCCGGGAGCCCATGGGCCCCTGCCGCTTTCAAGGCGGCCGCCTTAGTCCTCTCAGCCAACCCTCCACGTGTTCGAGGAAGCGATGGGATTCGAACCCATGGACCCCGTAGGGCCTCCCGCTTAGCAAGCGGGCCTCGTCAGCCGCTTGAGTACGCTTCCGTATCATGCAAGTCGTCCGCTCACAGGAGCTTCAGGTTCCCCGTCAGCTCGTCGAGCGCCGCCGCCGCGGCGGGGCCGAAGGCAGCGCACGTCAACGTTGGCACACCGTTGAACTCCGTGCGCCCGGCGTCGACGATCGGGAACGCCTCGATGCCCAGGAGCTTCGCCCTGAAGATCAGGTCCTGCAGGGCGCCCTCGGTGTCGACGCCTACGACGATCTTGGTGCTGCCGCCCTCGCCCAGGAGCCACGATGCCTCATCGGGCGTCAATCGTACGAGGAGCGCGTCGCCGCGGTCTGACTCGTTGTTCTCGACCAGGAACTTCACGCTGGCATGCGCGACCTGGGCGGCCAGCTTGCCCTTGCGCATGTTCAGGTCACGCCTGACCACGATGACCTGCTTCGTGTCGGTGCTCATCGTGACCGCTGCTGGGTTCGAACCAGCGACCTCCTGCTCGTCGGGCAGGCGCTCTACCGCTGAGCTAAGCGGTCGTCGAAGCGAAGGCTAAGCGAAGGAACGCTGGTCGTGGGCCTAGCGTGATCTGGAGCTCTTCGTCGGTTGCTGGTTCGTGGTGACCATCTTCGTACGTTCGACACGAACCGCGAGGCGGGCACGCTGCTTCACGGCCCCAATCCCCTTACCCAAGCGACGGTCGAGCTCGGCAAGCTGCTTTTCAGCGCTGAGGAGCGACCATGACGCCTGACGAGCGCTGGCCTCCTCCCTGCGGATGTTCCTGAGGTCGGGACGTCGGCCGCCGCCCGTCGACTTTCGCCTGCTGCAGTCCTTCTTGTCCCTCGCGAGCATCGTCATGAGGCTTCTCCTCGGGTCGCTCGGACCCAATCAGACCGTCCTAGACCACACTACTCCGTCCAGGGACCGCGAATTCGGTGCAGCGCCCCCGGCAGGATTCGAACCTGCCTTCTTCCGCTTAGAAGGCGGACGCCTACGTCCGCTCGAGCCACGGGGGCATGCGTAGGAAGGCCTCCTCGGCGCGACTTGAACGCGCGGCCCCCAGGTTCGGAGCCTGGTGCTCTGTCCGCTGAGCTACGAGGAGGTGGGCGTGGACGATGCTGTCTCCCCGGCCGGATTCGAACCGGCGACTTCCCGCTTAGGAGGCGGGCGCTCTGATTCCGCTGAGCTACGAGGAGGTGTTTTGACTTCTTCACGTGGACTGCTGTCGGCACTCTTCACGGACCTGCATCAGGATGCGGCCCAACCAGTTCTCGCCCCGGCCGCGGCAGACGCCCCAGAACGTATCGTTCCAGGTGTTGCCCTCGACCAGCACCGCATCCTCCGTCGCCAGCAGCATGGCCCGTAGGAGCGGGTTCTCGAACTTCTTTCGCACGAGGTCGAGCATCACGCCCAACCGCCGCGAGTCCCAGTCGGGGGCCAGGCCGCAGCAGCGACCCAGGCGCTTTGCGATCGCGGGGGTCGCTGCCTCGCGTATCAGGCGGCGCGAGGCCAGGTCGTCGGTCTTGGCTGCTTGGTAGGCGTGCTCGACGGTGGCGTACCTCTCACCGTCGACCCAGATCGACGCTGCGTAGAAGTTGCTGAGGAACCAGAACTCACCTCGAAATGAGGAGATCGTCGGGGGTTGGGACGCAGCGTGCTGGGTCGATGCTGGCCTGGACGATTCGTTGGTGCTCTTCACGCATCTCCTCGGTCAGTGCGTTCGGGTACGCGTAGCGCTGCAGCCCGACCAACCCCTCAGCGTACGCCTCCACCGGTGCCTCGAAGTAGGCGCAGCCGCGAAGCGCCGCTGCCGCCCGTCGGGGGTTACCGGCGTCGAACGCCCTGAGCGCTGGGGGGCACCGGCCCAGCACCCTCCAGTACGCCCCCGCGGCGTCTATGAAGCTGTCGAAGTGCCGATAGCGATGCTTGTCGCCCGCGCTGTAGAAGCTGTCCTGCCCGCGGCTGGGGACGAGGTTCCCTAGGTTGTGGTTGTAGGCGTACCTGCCCATGCCGTTCTCGAGGGCCACCTGCGCCCAGGCCATGATCAAGCGGTTCTGCCCGGGGAGGACGCCGTAGGCCTGCAGGTGCCCCTCGCGCAGGACGGTCGTGAGCTCGCCTTGCTCTATGGGCGTCCGGACCATGTCGTGGTCGCGCCGCGGGGGCGCTAGCGGCTGCGCTCGGGCGTGGGACGCCGTCGCCAACGCGCCGGCGCACAGCAAGCGAACGATCCATGGCCTACCCAGCGCACGCACCGGTGCCATTCTAGCCAACGTGGTGCCGATGTTCAACGCACGCCCGCCAGGACGGGACGCAGCTCGTAGGCGGAGGTGAACAGGATGCAGCGGATGCCCGTCCTCACCGTGCGCCTCGCCATGTCGGCGGTGCCCCTGCTATTCACGATGTCGTTGTGGAACGCGAGGCAGAGGTCGATCGGATCATGGTCGAGGTGCTCGCAGGTGATCATGCGTTGGTTCCTGATGGGGCCCGCTGCGCGGCCGTGGTTGGCCCAGTCGGCTGGGTAGGCATGCAGGTTGAAGCCCATCGCCTCCCCGACGGCAGCGCACACGACGTCGGCGCCGCGGCACGCTCCATGGACCAGCACCGTCCCGTGCGTGAACATGCCCAGCACCTCCACGACGCGCTCGACGTCGTTCCACCCACGGTCGCCGGTGACGAGGAGCTTCCTGGCACGCGATGCTTCCGGCGGCGATAGCCTGGACTCCGCCGGCACGACCTCCCACTCGACGGGTGCGTTCATCGCCTCCACGGGGGGACTCGAACCCCCTACCTCCCGCTTCGCAGACGGGCGCTCTGTCCGATGAGCTACGTGGAGAATGTGCTAGCAGCCCGCACCAGCCCCGCTGGGGGCCTGAGCGTCGAGCTGCGACCTGTGCTCCTCAAGGAGCAGGCGGTACACCCACATATTGGGCATGTAGCGCTTGAAGTACCCTGAATCGTCGCCCCCAAGAATTTTCGTGAGGGCTGCGGCGATGGCAGGTGACCTGCTGAGGCCGGCGCCGCAGTGGACGATGATGCGCTCAGCGTTGGCATGCCGCTTCACGGCCCGCAGGATGCTAGCGGCCTGTTCGCGCGTGAAGAGCTCGTGCGCCACGCTCTCGTGGAGGCCGGCGGCTGAGTCCATGTCGCTGAACTGGAGCCGCTCCACGTGCAGGGTGGTGGGCCACGTGGGGAGCCGCGCCGGCGGGTCGCCCGGGCATGACACCGAGATGATCAGGTGCGGTTCACCGGCGTGCTCATCGCCCATTGATTCCGCATCGAACCTGCTGCGCACGAAGAACTGCATGGACCCGTCCTTTCACCGTGCCGCCGGGGGGACTCGAACCCCCACGCCCCTCCCGGGGCGGCGCGCTCTAAACGCGCTGTGCCTACCAATTACACCACGACGGCATGATGGGAGCCCCGGGTGGGGTTCGAACCCACGACCCCCACGTTCGAAGCGTGGCGCTCTCGTTCCGCTGAGCTACCGGGGCGTTGTGCTAACGGGGGGACTCGAACCCCCACACCCCGTGAGGGGCTCTACGTTCTGAGCGTAGCGTGTCTACCGTAATTTTCACCACGTTAGCATGTACCGTTGGGTGCCACCGGCGGGGTTCGAACCCGCACGCCCTTTCGGGCACGACGCTCTCAACGTCGCGAGTCTACCGGGAATTCCACCACGGTGGCGTTATTCTCATCGTTCAGCATGTTGGATATGCCGCTTCCGCGACCCCAGCGGGGTTCGAACCCGCATCGACCAGCTTGAAGGGCTAGCATCCTGAACCTTTTAGAAGATGGGGCCTCGGGGTGAACGGGGGGACTCGAACCCACCTCCTGCCGGGTCACAGCCGGCCGTGCGAACCACTGCACACCACGTTCACCATGATTTTCAGCTGCAGGCGCAGCCATCCTTGCGCGGCGGCCTCTTGCTCTCCTCCTTCTTGCGTTCCGCTGCGTCGAAGCGGGCCTTGTAGACCAGCATCCCGCCCACGACGACGATTGCTCCGATGATCAGCTTGAGCTTGTTCTTCATGCCGTGACCGTACACCCCTCGGGGGTCCACGGTACAAGGCCTGGAGCTGCCCGCGGGGGTCGAACCCGCAACCTCTCGATTACAAGTCGAGTGCTCTGCCGGATTGAGCTACGGCAGCGTACGTGTGCCCAGCAGGGTTCGAACCTGCACGCTCGCTAGGAGCGGCGATTTTTAAGATCGCCCAGTCTACCTGTTCCTCATGGGCACGGAAACACGCATGCAGGAGCGATCGACGGGGTTCGAACCCGTGTGTCCACGTTGGGAACGTGGTGCCTTGCCCCTCGGCCACGATCGCATGGGCTGTTGGGAGCTGGCGGTGGGATTCGAACCCACGTGTGCCTCCCTACCGAGGAGGGGCCGTGCCGCTTGGCTACGCCAGCTTGAGCGGGAGTCGTGGGCCGGATTTGAACCAGCATGCACGTGGTTTGCAGCCACGCCGCTCACCTTTGGCGTACCACGACGTGCGAGGGGTCGGACTCGAACCGACGTCTCCTGCTCTTCAGGCAGGCGCTACTCCATCTCAGCTACCCTCACATGAACATTCTACCGATCTCTCTACGTCAGGGCGGGGAGACTCGAACTCCCGTCCTCATGGTTCCGGACCACGCAATCTGCCGCTGATATACGCCCTGGAGCTAGCAGCCGGGCTCGAACCGGCTCGGTCCTCGTTACGAGTGAGGCGCTCTGTCCAACACGAGCATTGCTAGCAATGAGCAGAGAATCGCACCATGCTGTCCAGGTACAAGCGCCATTGGCGTCGATTCGCCTGCCACGGCTCCCTGGTGTGCACAACCGGGGTTCTACGGTCACCGTTTGGTGGTGCTTCGCTGCTGTCGGGTTGGCCGGACTCGAACCGGCGATCTCCCGTCCCCCAGACGGGCGCGATAAACCAAGCTTCGCCACAACCCGGTGGGGCGTGAGGGTTTCGAACCCCCGACCTCCTGCTTGTAAGGCAGGCGCTCTGCCAGCTGAGCTAGCACCCCTTCGTAAGGAAACGCAGGTTGTCAATGAACGATGCAGCCCACCGGGTGGTCCGCATTGTCGGGGCGGGCGGAGTTGAACCGCCAACGGCGTGCACCCAAAGCACGTGCTCTACCGGGTTGAGCTACGCCCCGTTTCTTCTCTGCTGTCTACCTACGCCGGTCGTCCCTGCCCGGCTAGCCGCTGTTCAACCCCTATGGGGGCGCGGCCTGGGAAACGGAAGCAGCGAGCCGCGCACGGACGACGGGTGGCAGGTGCCTCCCGCTCTCAACGTGCATGCTGGCCTACGAGTGCTCATCGTCGTTTCCTGATCAGCGATCCCAACGGGATTCGAACCCGTATCGCCACCGTGAGAGGGTAGCATCCTGTGCCGTTAGAAGATGGGACCGTTGGGTTCTTTGTAGCTATATGCTAGGATCCGCAGCTTGGAAAACAATTCAGCTCACCGGGCGCAATTTTGCTCGACCGGCTACGCGTAGCGCAGCAACGCTCCGAACGTCCAGCCCATCCCAGCACCAGCCATGACGTAGACGGCGCTGCCGTCGGAGCGACCCAGCCCCAGGACGACGGCAACGTCGTCTGGGCGCAGTTCACCGGTGCTGGGACCGTCGTCGGAGTGCCGGCGGTAGAGCGGAACGACCTCCGTGCACCATGGGCGCAATGAGACCAGCTGGCCGGGTTCGAACCTCAACCCTTCTAGGTATGGGCTCGGAAGATCCGGCCCGTGGGGTTTTCAGGCCCAGGCCGGCGCGCGAGGCGGCTGGTCGTCGTCGTGCCGGCCGTTGGGCATGGACGGTCGGGAGGGCCTCGCGCCGGGAGGATCGGGCGGGGGCAGCATCAGCGCACGCCAGGCATCGAGGGCCTCCTCCATGATGCGCGTGCAGCACCACAGCGTGCCGGTAATGATGAGGATCATCATCGACGTGTCGCGGTGACCTGCGATGTTCCCCACGATGCCGAACAGCACGATGAGGCCGAAGATCAACCGCAGGTACAGCTTGGGCCTTGAAGCCCTCATGGCCTGGTACTCGTTGGGCAGCTTTTGCGTCATCAGTCCTGTCTCCGACGAAGGTGCCGGTCCGTGGCCCCACGCTAACGCTGAGCGTGGAAGAGAGCCCATGTGCCCCCACCGGCTAGCGGAATGTATTGGCCCGGCCCGGTAAAACGGGTTGGAAATAGCGCCTGATCCTCAGGACGTCCCTCAGCGCCAGGCGCCCGTCATCTGGCGCTCGTTGCTGAGGTGCACCTGGATCTCCTGCGAGGGGAAGTCGAGCTTGCAACCCTTCCCCAGGATCCATCCGCGCCGGATGCGGCTCGGGATCGGGGCGGGCGCCTGGCCGTCGGTCATGATGAGGAAACCGTCCCAACGGCCGCGGTTCTTGGGGTGGTTCACGAACGCCGTCGGCGCGCTGAAGTTGGTCCCACCGGCCCGGACCCTCCGCAGGTCGGGGCGCGTGCCGCGCTTCCACTCGATGATGTCGCTCTCGGCGCACTCGCAGTCGAACGGTAGGATCGTCACGTCGACGTGGCGCGTGGCCTGCTCCAGTTCACCGAAGAACATCTCGAGCATCTCGTTGTCGACGGAGAGCGATTGGTCGATCGCGACCACCAGCTTCGCCAGGTGCGCCTTCGTCAGGCCTGGGTGGATGCAGGGGTACCGGCGGTTGATCCGCTTGAAGCTGGTCCTACGGTGCCCGCGCACCAGCGTGCCGACGAACTGGCGAAGGACGTTTCGCCAGTCCACGATGTGCGACACCGACCGGCGTATCTCCTCACGTATCTCGGCGGGGATGTTGCCCCAGCCGTTGGCCCGTCCATCAGCGTGCTGGACCGCCCGGCTGACCAGCGCACGGACCCTGCTCTCAACGTACTCGCGTTCCTCGGGGGTCCGCGCTCCCCAGCCCCTGTGGACGTCGATCCCAGCGGTGGGACCGGCTGGCCCGGGATCGGCTGGTCCGGGATCGGCTGGTCCGGGGCCGGCTGGTCCGGGATCGGCTGGTCCGGGACCGGCTGGTCCCTGGAAGATCGTCTTGACGTCCCCGGGGTCGATGCCACGCTCGGCCATGTCGCTGAGCAACCGCTGGAAGTACCAGGCCGACGCCTTGAGCGGGGGCAGCCCCTCGAGGATGTCCGAGAACTTGTTGATCAGCTCGAGACGAGCGGGATCCTCCTGCTTGAGCTTCTCCAACCTGGCGGGGTCGAGGACCGTGCGCTCACCCGGGATCACCCCGCCGAGCGGGAGCGGGTACCAGGGATCCTCGGGCTTGAGGTCGCGTGGACGCTGGGCGTTGTGCTTGATCAGTGAGTTGATCGCGAGGTCCTTTGCGATGCCGTCGACCTCCTGCGGCTCCGAGGGCGTGCACGCCAGGTGACCGAAGACGACGTGGTCGAACTCATGCGTCAGCAGCCCGCGCACCTGCGAGTCCGACTGTTTCGCGGCGTACCGGGGGTTCACGTACATCGTGATCTCCTCGGTCTCGAGGCAGTACGCGACCATGGCCGTCGGCACCTGCAGCGTCTGCACCTTCGTGATGTGCGATGACAGGTACGAGTAGAACGGCGATTCGGTCATGAGGGCGATGAGGTGCTTGACGAGCTCGAACTTCGGTTCGGGCGACGTGGGCGTGAGCGTGCTCATGTTACGAACGTTCCTCCTTGCCCGAGCGCGTGGCGCGAGCAGCACATGTCCATGGACGTCACGAGCGCAGCGCGAGGGTAGCGCACGTGGTCGAACCGACGACGATGAACGCTACGAACGCTCGCAGCGCTACGAGCTCCGGAAGCAGCATGGCCATGATCGCCCAGCCCATGCCGCCCGCGGCGAGGCCGACGATCCCGCCCACCGCGAACCTAAACGTACGCGGGAAAACGATGCACAGTCCCACGCAGGCCAAGAACAGCAGCACGTGCATGCCGAACCTCCAAGGCCACGGTACCACCGCGGCAGCGCCAGGTTCACCGATCGGGTGAGACGGCCAGCTCGCCCAGCGTCGTGACCGCATCGTCGAACTCGTGCATCCGTGCCTCGAGCGCCGCGGTGAGCTCCTCGGCCTTGGGTGCATCGCCGTGAACGAGCGCTGCAGCGGCCACGTCCCACGAGCTCACCGCAGAGTTCACGATGTCGACGCGCTTCTGGTCGACGTCCTGGGGGTCGGTGAAGCCCAATCCTGAGAACGCGTCGACCATCTCGGGCGTCAGGTCGCCGTCGACGACGGCCTTGATCGTGCTCGAAGCCCCGTTGTAGCCGGCCGCGTAGGCCGTCATCGCAGCCGCCTGGCCTTTGCCCGCCGCGGAACCCACCTCGTCGAGGAGGGCCTGCAACCGCGGCAGCAGGCGAGCGAAGCGATCGAACGTGGTTACGGCGAGGGTGACCATGCGCACGCCCCCGCTAGCGCTTGCGGCGCAGGAGGTAGCCCTCGCCGTGCCGCTTCAGGATCACCCGCCCGATGTGGTCATCGTAGCGCTCCGTCGTCGGCTTGACGACGAAGCCCTCTCGGACGTGGGAGACGGTCCCGCTGCCATCGTCGACGGTGGTGTTCCCCTCGCAGAGGGGGTTGACCACGTCTGGGTCCCAAGGCCCCCGGTAGAGAATGGGGACCCACGGGATGCCCGCAACGTCAGCCATGGCGATGGCATCGTCGTGGCTCAGGTACCGCATCTCCCTCACGCTCCAGACATCGAAGGCCCTGAACCGGGCGCCGCGGCGGATGCCGTACTCGAGGTCGATGCCCTGGACATGCCCGTACACCTCGCCGAAGAAGACGTGCCAGGGGCAGCGCGCGAGGCGCTCCTCGAGGTTCGCCTGCTCGGCGACCTGCCACCATGCGTTGGCCGCGGCCTGCTTCTTGATCTGCCCGTGCGAGCCGACCCAGAGCCGATCCCCATCGTGTACGTACCGCGCGTTGGTGCCGTGCACCTTCTCCGTGACGATGACCTCCTCGCCGTCGCGCAGGAGGCGGGGGTAGCGCCGGAGCCCGTTGATGCTGGTGTACTTGGGGAACGACCAGCCCCGGGGATGGGCCTCGCACTCGCCCGACAGCTCGAGCTCCTCGGAGGGATCGTGTTTGGTGATGCCCATGGCCTCGCGGACGTCGTCACCCTCCTTCCAGTCCCCCGGTGGGAGGGGCGAGAGGCACCCCTGGCTGAAGATGCCGCGCAATCGCTTCGCCTCGATCGTGCGGTACCGGACGGGCACCTGACCGACGGGGTGCCTCTCCTCGGTGAGGCCCTCGATGCGGGGCGACAGCCAGTGCCACTCGCTCGTGTCGGGCACGATGCTGTCGACCGGGACGTACACGGCCAGCTGCCCCTCGTGGAACGTGCCCCGGCGAGCAACGACGGTGTAGTCGTGCACCTTCGTCACGTCGAGGCTGTCGGCGTTCGGGTGCGGGAGGAAGGCGCCCAACCGCACAACGTTCACATGGAACTCGCTCATCATCACCCCCGCATCGTCAGGTTGCGCGCACGCATGTCACGGCGCTTGAACAGCCACGCCAGCAGCCTCACCAGCTGCCGGTGGCTCATCGTATCGATGCTGCGGATCCGCAGCCAGCGCGCGAGACGCGCCACGTCGACGGGCCGGGCCCGTTGAAGATCACGCTTGCGGATCTGCAGGGCTGCTCCTCGCCTGCAGGAACCTGCCCAGGTTCTGGTGGAGCAGCTCCGCGTCGCGATCGAGCAGCTCGAACCGCACCGTGCGGGCGCCCGGGGCGCGCACCTGCATCTCGAACGAGAACTCTCCCGTCGGGGTCGCGGTGCCCGGGTCGACCAGGTACACCTTCGCGGACTTCTGTCGATCGCTCATGCGTACAAAGGTACAACGTCACCCCGTGGTGTGCAAGGGGACGCCGGCCTGTCGTCGGAGCGTATCGACCTAGTCGATCGTGTCGCTGCAGCAGCGGGCGCCCGTCTCATACCACGCGAACGACTCGTCGTGCTTGAGCGTCAGGGGACGGCAGGCGTTGCGGACGCCGAAGACGTGCCCACCCGCCAGGGCGCTGCGGTGCGGCTGCCCCGTCTCGTTGACGACGAACTCGTCGATGTTGCCGACCATGTCGTGAACGCCGAACGGGCTCACGCAGCGATCGCGTGAGCCCGAGGGCGCCAGCAGCGCGTCGAGCAGGCGGGACGTGGGCGAGCCCGGGTTCCTGGCTGCGAAGACGTCGACGTCGATTGGGTTGTCGATGTTGCACGCGTGGCTGTCGCGGTGGTACCCATCCCCGTACGGGAACGGGTGCATCCCGGGCCCCTCGCAGGCGAACGACCACTCACGGCTGCTGCACAAGCGCCTTCCAACGTCCCCGCATGCGTTGGCCGCGGCGGTCCACGATAACCACGAGCGCGGGCGTGCGCCAACGACGTTCGGGTACTCGTAGCGGTCGATGCAGTAGCGCACGTGCTCGCTGTGCCCGACGCACCTCGTCGGAGCGCGGTACTCGGCGCACCGTCGCCCGCCCGGGATGTCCAACCAGGCCGTGCACTCCTGCCGCACCTGGGTGCAGTAGTCTCCCTCCACGAGAAGGGCCCCGGGCGGGCATGGAGGCGCCGCCGCGTGAGCCATTCCT